AGGGTATCGCCGTGACCGATGTCAAACTTGTCGTACCCGATATCATGGAGAAACATATTGATCCGGCACAGGTTGTAGGTGGTGAGATTAATCTCCTGACCAAAAAACCCCAGCCGCACGTTTTCCTTGCCGAGGATCTTGGCGAACTTCAACAGAAGCGAACCGGATCCGCAAGCCGGGTCAATGTTCTTACCGTCTTTGATACAATGCAAAGCGGTGGCTGTTGTTCTCCTTGAAGTCGGCAGAGTGGCAAAAACCGCTTGATATAAGGGCTTTCTGCGGTCATGGTTTGACCGAGAGAGCCTTTTTCTTTGTTTGGAATTTATGGTCGGCGCAGTCGCCCACCTTGCTTCGGCTGTCATCGTCACGGTAAATGCACACCCCCTTGCGGTTTAATCGGGTAATCGTTAAAAGGTTCGGCAAATCGTAGAAAGATTCAGGTAATCGTTAAAAGGTTGTTTTTGCTTCCTCAACAATCCGTTCAACATAAGCTAATCGTCCGCGTCCAAGTGAAGCATAATATGCCGCGTGTTTTGCACACGCTTCTATCGCTTTCCTGTACGCTGATTCGCCATAATCGGCACGGATTTGACTGACAAAATATCTGGTGTGGGTCTCTTTGATAGTTCGTTTGTAGTCGATGCCATCCATCATCGACAGGAAAGCCGAAATATAATCACCCGCCGAACCCGGATTCATTCCGGTTCGTAAAGCGATTTCCTCTTTCCCCTCGCTGCGTCCAACAGTGCCGTTATGGACTTGACGTGCTATGTTATAAGCGACCTCTGCCATATCGCTTGAAATATCTATCAGACTATCTGCTGTGCTTTCCTCGAAAAAGCTGTCAATCGGCAGAGCGGTGTTGCTGTAACTCAAGCCGTCAAACGCTCGCAGTGCTGCTGTCAACTTATCAAACTGGGTTATAAGCCATTGGAAGTGCTGAGGATAAAGAGCGGAGTTATGAACATCGGCGTCAACAGAGTTCAAAATTCTCTTTGCTACGCTCTTTTCGCGGCTCGTGTACCATTCGAGCGGCGAGCCGTAAGCCTCTTCAATGTTATCCTTATTGGATTCAAGCCGCGTAAAATCTTCAGGGCGATATACATAAATACCTATACGGAGCGTTTTTTGCCGGTATAGCTGAAAGAATATGTGGTATTCTCGGCTGCCGACAGGAACATCGTACCAATCGTCATGTCCGGGTTTCCGCGACGCAATATCATCACTACGTCCATTGGCTTTACAATATTCTACGAAGTTACTCCAAAATTCATATCGTCGTATATGCCTGTCCGCAAGTTCGCGCGTTGAATTAGGTGCTTCGCCATTTGTCGGCTCCTTGTACAGTGGGTTTGTTTCCGCTTCGGGAATTTCGGGAACGTCTTCCCGCTCATCGTTTACGAAATCAACGTGGAGTAATTCCGATTTCTGCTCGTCAGTTAATGTGATGCTCCAGCGTAATTCCATAAAGGCAAATAAAGCCAGTCCACGATTGAGGATATGCTCGGCAGTCCATTCCTCTTCTTGAGCGACTTCTATTTCCGAGTGCGAACCGTTTATATAACCGCGCCTACCCGCCGATGACGGATTCTTTTTATCATGGAAGCTGTCGTTTTGGAGCGATGAATTAATGCTCTGCGACAACGGGAGCAGGTTGCCGAGGGATGCCGACAATAGCTTGATTTCCAAATCTGTGTATGTTCGGTAGGTGTTTCGCCAGTACCACTTTGTCGGCGTTTGCGGCAAGATATGCTCGACGGTCACCTTGTCTTTTTCAATTCTTGTAAACATACTCCAATCCACTTTTTGGAGGTTGTTTTTTACAGCTTTTTCGTACTCGTATTCGTAAAGGAAATAACGCAAATCTCGCCAACCATAAAAGCCTTCGCCGGAATCAAACCGCCTGTTGGTACGGGCAATAAACGAGCGAATGGCTGAGTCCATGTCGCCATTAACTGTCGCATTCAAACTCTCCGAAATAGAAGCGAGAGACGCGCCGCCAGTCAATACGTCACGGGATTTATTATAATATACACTGCTTTGGTAATTCGACTGAAAGCCGCCTATACGGAAATTAACGAAGATGAACCGCTCGATAGCTTTATATAGCATGATGCGTTCGTCTAATGAAGTGTTTTTATTCGTCGACATTGCCGCAACGACCAGCGGTCTGAAATAACCGATACCGATTCGGTTCAGTTTATCAATCCATGTCTTTTCGTCATCGGGAAAAGTGCTATCGAATGGAAAGAAGCTGTAATACCAATATTCAGCCAAAGATTTAAGGCTGTTTACATAGTCACTTATTTCCTTTGGCGCGAGTTTACTGACTAATTGAGTTTCCGCTTCGATTGACGCATCAGCATCGTCCTCTTCGCCCGCTTCGATGTCCGTTAGCACAATATCATCGGGAGTTTCTTGTATAGGTGTGTGTTTTTCGTATATGTTTTTTGCGGAGAATTTTCCGAGCAAGAAGCGGATGTAGTCGTCCCCGCCTTTCCTTGAATACCGAAAATAGGTAATCCAATGAGCGCGCAAAAACTCATCATCGGAAAGCGGCGCGTTTTGATTTCGCCCAAGCTGATAATAAACCTCTTTCCAAGTGTCGTTGATATTCTTGCGGAGTTGGTTTTTGTCCTCCGCATCCAATTGCATGTCATCGAAAAGCGTAGACAAATAAATTAAGCGATTTTTCAACAACTCAAGGTTCGTCAGTTTTTTACCGCGATTGTTCATCGTCTCGAACGCCACGAAAACATCGTAGTCATCCTCTATTTCGTGTAGATTGAACATAAGCCGTTGAGTAAGTTTTTTATAAATCCGCTCAACGGCATCAATGCCATCGCTGTCATATAAATTACGGAGGTTTTCGACAAAGAAGCTCTTTGCGTATTTTAGATTCTTTGTGTAGTACGTTTCAAATACCGTACCGCCGAAGGGTTCTTCAAATACCTTGTATTTCAGATAATTTGCGCTGGGGTTATCAGTCTCGTAACCGAACAAGTAAGTGGTTACGATACTCTGCGGCGGGCGTTTCCGCACGATATACTTCGCTTTGAGGTCTTTGAGAGACTCGAAACCCAAGAAAATATCCTCGTCGCTCTTGTCGGCATTTTCGGGAAGTTCTTTGACGAAAACAGCGATTTCATACATCAGTATTGAAAATGTGGTAAGCCGCTGTTGACCGTCCACAACATGAAACGGCTTGTAACCAATGTCAAGTAGCCATTCGTCGCCGTCCCATGATTTCGCGTCTTTTTGACCGACTGCTTTAAGGGAGAGCAATCCTGTGTAATGGTATCTTTCCTCGTGAAGGTTCAGCAAGTCCTCCCAAAAATCAGCAAGCTGCTCGTGCTTCCAAGCGTAGCCGCGCTGATAATCTGGAATTCTAAAAAGCCTGTTTTGGAACAGGACTGATAATGGTTGTAACTCATTTGCCATATATTATCGAACCTCCCGTTATTTTTCGTCTGTTTCGCTGTTTTCAATATCCTTAAAAGTTTTACCATCTTCGGTTTTCCATTCCACGTTACCATTTGCAGAGGCACCGAGGACAAAAGCTGCTGCTCCTGATGGTGTCTTAAACAAGATGTCCTTTTGCATGACACAGTTTTCGTCAATATAATCTTTATTGTCTTCCCGTGCCGACTTTGCGTAATCTGGGCAGCTTGGTACGGTATCTTTCCGAATGGTACTGCCGGAGAGAACAACGAGTCCCTCGCTCGTAAGTCGCGCTGTTGCGTTTGCGCCGCTTCTTTTTATCATAAATATTTGCTCTGGCGTAGCGGAAGTAGTATTTACCGTCGAACTAACGGTTATCTGTTGCGACAGCGGTTCGAAAACCTTATGCCCAAGTGTTCCCATTACGATTTTGGCATAATCGAAAAACTCTTCCAACTCGCTTTCTTTTTCCTCAGTGATGTTGCCGAGGGTGGGGTCGTTTCCGTTCTTGATGGTGTAGCGTTTTGCCGCCATCGCTAAGTTCGTGAATCGGTTCTCAAGATAACTTATCTCTGTGGGACCGAATGAGTTATTGGATGTTGTGAAAACAACAGCTTCTGTCCAATAATCTTTATCGGGGTTTCGTTTGTGTTCTTGCAAGCGATACAGGATTCCTTCGCCGTTTTTCCTGACTCCCGCTTGACCGATATAAACAACACTTTCACCAGTCTGGTCAGACGTGCCAAACAGGAAGTAAACCCCGCTCTGCGAGAGGTCGTCGCGTCCCTTGCACTTATCCAACTCCGTGCGCGGAATTTTGTATGCTACACCCGTCCAATTAGCAAGGGTACATTTGATACGCCCGCTGGGGTCGCCATCCATCAAAAACAGATTTATGCTTTTACCTCTCGTCGCCATCACATTTACCTCCACCTTTTAATCATCCGCCGAGCGGGTGCCTATTGGGTCAATTCCGAATTTAAGCAATATATCGTTTTTTTCAAAAAGCGGGCAGTCCTTGAAATTCGTGATTACAAATTCATAGGCCAGACATTCGGCATCATTATTGAGAACAAGCCTTGCCAGTTCCAACAACTTTTTCGTTTCTGTAATGTCTAAGTTTAACCCAAAACAAACTGCAATGCCGACACGCATGGTCACCGCCGTTTGCTTCAAACGCAACCGGCTAACTGTTGCATCATTTAAACCCGAGTCCTCTTTGAATTTACTAAGGTCAATGCTCTTCGCCGACATAATTTGGTTTGCTCTATCCCAAAAACCTGCGGCAGGCGCAATCGCTGTACGTTCCTTCTTAAAGTTTTCAAACTCTACACTTACAGCATCCAACGCTTTCGCAACATCAAATGTCGCATCGTTATTTACGTTGGAAACGTATCTCGGCAGCTTCTTATAGTTAGTCTCTACACTCGCCAAGAAACTTAGGCTTGGCGATGATTTTTCCGCTCCGCCATAACTTAAATTGACGGCATACTCAAACAGAAGGGTACATTCCTGTTGATGCACGATAGCGTGTTTCGTTAGGCGATATATGCCCTCCTCATCTTGATATATGTACTTCGGATGATTTATTACGAAGGCATCCTCCACAAAGCGAAAATATCCGCTTTGGAGCATTTCGCGGAATGCAGCATTCCGGCTATATTCGTAAAAGGCGTGCTCAAGCGTAATATGCCGCGTGAGTGGGCGATTACTCGTCTTAACTGTCAAAGGGTGTTCCTCTAAATCCCAGTCATACACGCCGTTGCTTTCATAATTATAGATTTCTTTCGAGTCATCGTGACTCATGAAGCCTAAGTCCACCATGCGGTATTTGGCTGAAACTTTTGAAACCTTAAAAAACTCAGCCAACTCATCAACGACTTTCGTAAGAACATCAATACGGTCAGGCATATCCGCCGAATAATTATTGGTCGTGAGCAATTCCCGAATCTTAATTTTTGTTGCTTCTTTGGGCATTAAAATTCGGGGAGCGATACCTCGTGCTTGTTTTTCCATGCGCTCTTCATCTCGGATGGAATCGTCTGTGTCTTTTATGCCTTTTACAGGGCAGCGAAATGCAATGTCCGAATCAACCATCTTTTTGAGGAGATGGTCGAAATAATACCGATGAATATGCCAATGGACACACTCATGTGCCATTGTATTATTTTCGCGCCCTTCGTGGTTTATATTGCAATCAATTAGCACCGTGCCGCGCTTCACACCGAATGATATTACGCTCTTTGTGCCGGGGTCATAGACTTCGACAGCACCTGCCTCAAAAGCTATAGTCCCTAAAATATCACGGCTTTGAGAAAGTTGCTGCGTGGAAAAAACCTCAAGCCCCATGCGTTTCCGAGCAATCTCAAAAATCGGCACCGGCATGGGCGTCGTCAAGGCGCATTCATATTCATAATGTCTGAGGAAGTCTTCTGCCACCTCATCATAGTTGTCCCTGTATACATTTACTGGAACAAACGACGCACTAAATTTATATTCCATCCACCCGCACTCCTTGGCTGATTATCACCATGAGAGATAGGGCGGCTTCGTGCAGCCCTAAGTCAAGGTTAAACTGTTACTTGTTATCGCGCAATGTTCTATAAACATCCTCCATGAACACTTGCGTTAGCTTTTCACGGTATTCCGCATTCCCTAAAAGGAAAGTGTAGAAATCCACATTCTGCTCATATCCTGCAACAAGGGCGTCGTTTACGCTATCCTTGAATGTGAATCTAAAGTCGGCGAGCGGATTACTCCGTGCGCTTGCCTTTAACCGTTCGTCCTGAAGAAGTAGTTCCCGAATTTGCAACGCTGATTTAGATACAACAGTCGGGTCACTTTTATTGCCTGAAATGGCGTTAATCTCATCGATTATTATGGAGAGCATTTTTAACTGTTCGACTTCTGGTGTTGCCGGTTTCGGGGTCTTCATCTTGAGTTCCGGTTTTGATTCGATTTCTGGGTCGGTGGTTTCCGAGGTCTGCTGCTGCTCAAAATCGCTGACGGTTATTTTGTCTGCGATGTCAAAGTCGTTCCCGCCTCGAATATCGAGTTCCTTTACCAGATAAAGCAAATAGTTATACCGTTTGTGAAGGTCTACATTCTCATAACAGGTCGCTTGGATAAGAAAACAGTATGCCTTGAGAAACCGCCTAATCGTTGTGCGAACGGCAAATTGCTCATCGACTGGCTTCTTATAAACTTCCCGCACAGCTTTATCCAATAACGCCCACATACGTTGTTTTTGCTTCGAAGTACGTTTTGACAAGTACAACAAATCGTTGAACTCTGTAACATCCTCATCCGTGAGAATATCGTACATTTCGATTTCTTCTTCCAGCTTACGGATATCTGACGGCGATATCGTTTCAAACAACTCTGTTTCTTCATAAAACGGGGCGAACGCAGAAATAATGTCCTTTGCTTCATTTTTGAAATCCAACACAAAGGTGCGCTTATCATAAGGCGGACAAATCCGATTCAATCGAGAAAGTGTTTGCACCGCCGAAACCCCTCGTAGCTTTTTATCTACATACATTGCTACCAACTTTGGCTGGTCGAATCCAGTCTGATATTTGTTGGCAACAAGTAATACCTGATAAAGGCTCTTGTCGAATTCGCCTCGGAGTGCTTCTTCGCTAAAGCCATTCATTCCCGCTTCGGTGTATGTTTCACCACTTATGGTTACCTTTCCGGAAAAGGCCACCAGAGCCTTAATGTTCGAGTAACCGTGCAATTCGATATATCGCTCGAACTCCTTCATATATTTCACAGCCGCAGGTCGGGATGACGTAACTACCATAGCTTTGGCTTTCCTACCAAGACTTCTTGCGATATTCTGACGGAAATGCTCAATGATTATCTCGACCTTCTGGGAGATGTTCGTATCGTGCAAGTCGATAAATCTGGCAATTTTTCGTTTGGCTGTGATGGATTGAAATTCAGGGTCGTCCTCAATCGCCTTGTTAATCGTGAAGTAGGTTTTCCACGTCACATAATTATCCAGTACGTTAAGGATATACCCTTCCTCGATAGCTTGCCGCATACAGTAAAGGTCGAAGGATACCTTTTTACCTTCGTCGTTTATTGTGCCGAACAATTGCAATGTGCCAGGCTTTGGCGTGGCCGTGAAAGCAATCATCGTGACATTCGGTTGTTTCCCGCTTTTTCTGACTTCATCAACAATTTTATCCTCGGTCGTGGGTTCGTCGCCATCCTCGCCATTATCGACATCATCTTTTCCGTCATTCACGACTCTACCATGTTCACCACCTGCGAAAGTGGTTGTGACTGCCCTCATAAGGTCGCCCTCGGTAGATGAGTGCGCTTCGTCAATCAGCACAGCAAATGTTTTATCTTTGAGAGCGGTCAACAGCTTGTTCTCCATTATGTAGAAGAACTTATGAATCGTGGTAACGATTATTTTTGTATTCCCACGGAGCGCGGCAGCAAGGTCAGCGGAATCGCACTTGTCATCCATCACCTTAAGCTGCCCGCTCTTATGGTCGATACCTTTGACGGCATCTTGCAACTGACGGTCTACGATAATGCGGTCGGTGATAATGATGATATTGTTAAATATGTTTTTATCCTCGGCGTCGTGGATAGACGCGAGTATGTGAGCAAGCCACGCGATGGTATTTGTCTTGCCACTACCCGCTGAATGTTCAATCAGATAGTTTTGGCTCGTCCGGTTTCTTCGAATATCGTCGGTCAGCCTTTCAATCGCCCGAAGCTGATGATAGCGCGGGAATATCAAAGTCTCTTTTGTGGTGACTTTCCCGCTATCAGCATTTTTTTCCGTCTTTTTCTCTATAAAGATAAACCGCTCGATGAGCATGATGATTTCATCTTTTGTCCAGATTTTTTCCCACATATAAGACACGTTGATACCGTCCTCGTTATGCGGGTTGCCTTTGCTTACAGAATAAGGCTTGTCCGCTGCCTTCTGCTCTCCGATGTTAAACGGCATGAAGAAGGAATCAGCACCTTTCAAGCGAGTGCAAAAATACACTTCATTCAAGTCCATAGCAAAAGCCACGAACACGCCGCTCTTGAATCGGAAAGTACGGCTGTCTGTGCGCTCCTGTTTATACTGCTTGATTGCGTTTTCGTATGTTTGGCCGGATGTATTACATTTCAACTCGACGGTGAAAATCGCCAGACCGTTAAGAAACAGGATAAGGTCAATACGCTCACCCTCTTTGTGATAGACCTCTTCCATCACAGAGAGTATATTTAAGCCGTAAAGCCTGTTCTGGTTTTCGTTATATGCCGTGGCTGGGCGGCGATACATAAGTTGAATTGTCACGCCGTTCCCAAATTCGACGCCGTTCTTCAAAGCATCCACAAGCGAACGACTCGACTTGGTAATTTCCCTGTTGATATAACTGACCACCGTTTTTTCGGTCTTATCGCCGTAGAACTTCCGCAGCCTGTCCATCTGTTCAGGTTGAGTATCATTCAGGAATTTGAACAGCATTCCCGTATCCATAGCGAACTCCGCGCTCCAATCGGTTTGCGCGTTGCGGATAACGTAACCATTGCGGTCACGCAGTTCCTCCAATATCAGGTGCTGATAGTCCGCTTTTTCGGTTAGCTGGTTGGCTCGTATCGGCATGAGGCTCTCCTCCTTTTATTCAATGGGCTACTCTCTTCTTGCCCGTAACGTATTCATATATCAGCGACCGTTTGTACTGTCGCATTGTTTCGATTGAACGCATCTTTTCAGCAACAAGTGTGTCTGCTTCGGCGCACTTGCTATCGAGATAAACTGTTATAAACTCCTGCTCAGTTGTTGGCGGGATAGTAATTAATAATTGCGAATACTTGTCCGCACCGATATTTTGAATCGTAGCTTGCGAAAACACTTGGTCTTTCCAAGTTTCGTATCCGCTACCGAGTGTAATGTAGTACAAATATCTCGGCATCAGCATTCTACGATTCGTTCGAGCCTTGATTAAATAACCTGCAAACGCAGCTACTCCATAACTTTCGTCGTAATAAAATGACTTGCCGACTGTGGCTCCGCTCCGAGCAAATAAAACATCACCATCCTTCAGAAGATATGGCTTGGCCACGGTTGGAAACAGCGATAATTTTCCTTCATCCTTAAGGGCATTGTCCATCGTTATATCAGTAATGCGGATGTAGCGTGGATAACGCTCGTCAAATTCATCTCCGCTTTCATTAGCGCCATATTGGAGCGGCTCAGATAACCCGTACTTTAGTCGCTTTATATCCCAATGCTTCGGTATTTCGCCTATCCATTCAACCCCGCTGTCCTTCATCGGTACTGACTTATCCAAACCTTTTGTGACCGTTTCGGTGATTAGGGCTTTTTTATATTTCCGAAGCATATCCACCTGACGTTCCAAATCGGCGATGATGCCATCTACCTGACCGCAGCGGTCATCAAGTAACACAGATATGTCGCGCTGTTCCGATAATGGAGGTAGCAATAGTTTTGCGCTTTTCAAAATGGTCTGCGTTATACTAAAGACTTTGACACCAGACACGCTATTGCGAATTTGATTCCTAAATGGCTCAGAGTCAAAAAGATAAGCTACAAAACGGACATCCACTTCGCGCTTTGCCCTTGCTGTTATCGTGTGATATCCTGCAAAAGCAGGTGCGTGGCTATTAAAGTGAGTAAAATTTCCCGAACCGGCGATGTCTTCGGAAGTATCTGCGAAAATGAAATCCCCGTATCGAAGAAGAGAATTTCGTGCAGATTTCATATAGCGAGGGTCAACGCATCGGACTTCGTCCTCTTCTGGATTTATTTGAAATCCAAAACGTGAGTGGATATCGCCATATGTGATGCTTGGGATTCCTTCATCTTGCAAATCCTCTTTAGTTATACTCAAGCCTTTACCAAAAGAAAAGGTAAACGCCATCTTATTAACTTCCCAATCATCAGGGATTTCGCCAAAGCCCTCTACGCCGCTCGGTTTCAGCTTATCTATCATTGTGTACCTCCAAGGAGAGCAGCTACCTTTTCCGAAAGTTCTCTCTCAATTTCAGAGAATTTTGCAAGCAGGTCATCAGCCTTTTCTGGTGCTGTATACTCGTAGAAGTAACGGGTAAACGGGAACTCAGCACCTAACTTCTCCTTGTTTGTGCTACTGGCTTTCTTGTTCTCATCATACTCGTAAGCATAGACTGCGTCGGGAACGTGTGGATAAACTTCACGTTTGAAATATTCTTCAGCATCAAGACGCAACCCGATAATCTCGGTGTCTTTTGTGGTCTGGTCAGTAATAATATTGCCCTTCCTGTCTTTTTGTACCACTGCAGTCTTATCTATCACTGACATTTCCATCGCTATGCTGTTCAAGCGGCTGGGTGTCATTCCATCTATTTCTCCGATGATTCCCTTCAGCTTTTGGACGAACTCTCCGAAGTCGTCATACTCGGTTTCATCAATATGCTCCTCAAGGGCAACAATAACCGCTTCTGTGAATTCCTTACCCTTTTGGAGTTTTTGGAATTTTTTCTCATCGTCACCCTCGCGTGGGTCAGTTTCAAGCAGCGTCTCGTAATCTGCTTCATTAAAGATATGAGCATTGGCTGTAAACGTCACGCTTGATTTTAAAGCGGTAACGGTGGCAACCGATATCGAACCCCTCCGCTGGAGCGGTTGGTAAACGGCATACTCTTTATACATAAACTCGTCATTGTCGAATATTTTGCAAAACGGTCCCGGTTCAAAATCGGAATAAATCTCCGTAATGCGGCGCATATCTTCGCGTGAGATTTCTTTACGCTTTTTACCGAGGGACTTGCGGAGCGGTTTCCACATATCCACGGCGTTAATAAGTTGAATCTTTCCTCTGCGTTCTGAACGCTTGTTATTCGATAAAATAAAAGCGTAGATTCCGATGCTCGTGTTATAGAAAAGGTCTGACGGTAAAGCGATAATCGCCTCAATCAAATCGTTTTCTAACATATAACGGCGAATTTGGCTCTCGCCACTTGTGGTTCCTCCGCTAAACAACGGAGAGCCGTTAGAAATTATAGCGGCACGCCCTTCTTTGCTCATTTTGCTGATGGCGTGTTGCATAAATAATAATTGCATATCACCAGAAGACGGCAGTCCCCACGGGAAACGGCTGTGTTCGTTATTTTCAGCTTTCTTGTGTTCCTTTTTTACAGCAGACTCAACGCCGTCACCAGCATCCTTGCCGCCCCAAGCCTGACCGAACGGAGGATTTGTGATAACGATTCTCATCGACTGGTCTTCAAAACAATCAGCTTTCATCGTGTCTTGCAAGCGGATATTGTCGGCATTTTCGCCCTTGATAAGCATATCCGCAAGGCAAATGGCATAAGATTCCGGGTTTATTTCCTGCCCAAAAAGACGCACATTGGCATCGGGGTTCATGCGAGTGATAAAGTCGTAAGTCGTGGAAAGCATACCTCCGGAGCCGCAGGCCATATCCAATACGGTAACCTCCCGCCCCTCGGTATAAAGGTCGTCGCAACCTTCCGCAAGAATGATATTAACCAACAGCCGGATAACCTCACGCGGGGTGTAGTGGTCGCCCGCTTCGGCATTTTCAGAGAATTTACGGATAATTTCCTCGAACATATATCCCGCTTTTATTCCATCTATGGTGCCGGGGTTCAGGTCGAGTTCCGAAAATTTACGAACAACACCTAAAAGCCTGTTGTTCTTATCCATAAAGTCAATTTGCTTCTCAAAATCGAGATTGCGGATAATACTCTGGACGTTTGCCGAAAAGCCCTCTATGTAACTCTTGAAATTTGAGACGATGTTATCGGCATCATTCAAGAGTTCGGCAAGGGTATAACGGCTCGTATTGTAAAACTTGTAGCCTGAGATACTTTCCAGTATCTGTGGCGGAGTATCTCGCTTCCGCTCGAAGGCGGCAACAACGGCATCCTTCCTTTTTGCGAGCGCGCATTCAAAGCGACGTATGATTATCATCGGGATAATAACGTCCTTATATTTATCGGATTTATAAGCGCCTCTCAAGCTGTTGGCGATTGAGAAGACAAGGTCAACTTCCTTGCTGACGTTTATGCTGGTGTCATCCATCATAACTTCGGTAATTCGTGCTTTTGCCATGTTATAGGCCTCCAAATCAATAATCATTGATATCAATCCCGGCTTTTAGAAGCCTCGCATATCGTTCGTTGGACATAACAACCACTATGGGCTTGCCGTTCTTAAGGACGAACGCTGTTTTGTCATCATCCGATATCGAGGTTAGTATCTTGGAAGACTGTCCTTTCAAAAAATCACCTATGTTATGATGCTCCATCGGTTCTATCGGTTTATTTTCCGGCATTGAGACTCCTCCTTAGCCAATCATAATTACACAGTTAATAGTATAACATAAAGCAATTACAATTTCAATCCCTTTTTGCGGTGCTTTTTAAATGGAACACCAATTTTTATCAGACTGGAAGCTGAATTGCGGTCTATAAAAAATTTTTTCAAAATTTCTCACACGCCGTGTGAGGAGTTTTTCGGCGGGGCTTTGTTGGTAATTCCGGCAGCCCCGCCTTTTTTGCGTTCAAGCAAAAATTGTGACGCCACAAAACATAACAAAATGGCTGACTTACTGCCGTTCAAGCTCACATGCCATGAAAGGAACTGAACAGACCTAATAAGTAAAATTGTATTAGGCGTTGGGGTCAGAGCCCTTCTTGCCCACTATCACGGCTTCTGCCGAACCCGAAAGGAGGCTGAACTTATGGCCGAAGTTAGAAACCTGAACAAAAAGCGTGTCGGCGATGTGAGCAAAGATGTGCGCCTGTTTGAAATCCAAATCAAGGACTGCGTTACCAAAATCACAGCAAACGCTGATGGGACGTTAAACATTACGCACGAGCGTATCAAGGCGACGACGTAACCGCTAACCACCACAACTAAATAATCCATCCGCAGAACGCTTAGACGGCAGACGGATATCCCAAGAGGATACCGGCTCGCCGTCTTTTTCATTCTCTGCGGATATTCGCGCCATGACCTTCTGCGGACAGGCAAATCGCAGGAGGAATCATGAAAATCAATTACAAAGACGCGGATGGCCGCGTCATCGAACTCGAAGTAACCGAAGAGGTCGGTAGTTTCTACCTTACATCGCTTGAAGATGAGAAAAGTAACGACCGCCGCAATACCCGTCGACACACCCAACTCAGCACCTTCCAATATGAAGATGCCCGATTCTTTGACAGCGGCATCGATATAAGCCGCTCGTTTGCGGAGTCGGACGCTATCAAGCGTGTGATGGACAAGCTGACTGAACGCGAACGCCTTCTCATTCTCTCACATTATCGCGATGGTCGGACTTACACCGAAATCGCTAAATATGAAGGCAAATACCCGTCCACGATTATTCGAGAGACCGACAAGGCGGCGGACAAGTTCAAGTGCATCTACAGGGAGATGAATAAATAATTTCGTCTCCCACGCAAAATCCACCGCCTCCCGTGGCTTATACCGAAGGCACAAAACAAACTCGCCTTCAGAAGGAGGCCACGAATGGGACACACATTAAAAATCGGCGTGTCGAAAGAGCCGCCGAACGGCGGGATTGTCAGTTGCCGCAGGGTAACTGTGCGGGAACGGATGCTTCGGCTTCTGCTCGGTGAGAAGAGGCGGCTGACAATCCTCGTCCCCGGCGACAGCGTGAAGTCGCTGTCCATCGTCGAGGAAGGAGGTACGCCTGATGAGCAAGATGAGTGAACTCGACCTCTGCGTTGGTGAACTGCGGAACGCCGCGCAATCCCTGAACGCGGTGGCTGACAGTTTGACGGCGCTGTTCAGCGGGAACGCCGAGGAAACGAAATCAACGACACCCGCACCCAAGCCGATAACGCTGGAACAAGTCCGTGCGGTTCTCGCCGAAAAATCCCGTGCTGGTCACACCGCCAAGGTTCGGGAACTGCTCGAAAAACACGGCGCGTCGAAGCTGTCGGAAGTTGACCCGAAAGAGTACGTCGCCTTGCTCGCGGAAGCGGAGGTGCTTGGAAATGGGTAAACACGCGCTTCTGTCGGCGTCATCCAGTCACCGATGGTTGAACTGCCCACCATCCGCCCGACTTTGTGAGCAGTATGAGGACAAAGGCAGCAGTTACGCACAGGAAGGCACGGATGCCCATACCCTCGGCGAGTACAAGCTAAAAACCGCTCTCGGAATCCGAGCCAAAGACCCGACCGCTCATCTCACTTATTACAACGAGGAGATGGAGGAATGCGCCACCGGCTACGCCGCTTACATTATGGAACTTGTGGAAATGGCAAAGCAGACCTGCGCCGACCCCGTGGTGCTTATTGAGCAGCGGCTTGACTTCTCCAAGTATGTCGAGGAGGGCTTCGGCACCGGCGACGCCGTGGTCATCGCCGACGGTACGCTCCACATTTGCGATTATAAGCACGGGCAAGGGGTACTGGTCGAATCGGAGGACAACCCTCAGATGAAATTATACGCCTTGGGCGCACTGGAATTGTTCGACGGCATCTACGACATCGACAATGTCAGCATGACGGTTTACCAGCCAAGGCGCGACAACATCAGCACCCACACGGTTTTCAAGGAATCGCTCTATCAGTGGGCAGAGGAAGTGCTGAAGCCCGCCGCCGAACTTGCTTATGACGGCGAGGGTGAATTCCAATGCGGAGACTGGTGTCAGTTCTGCAAAGCAAAAAACGACTGCCGAAAGCGGGCGGAGCGAAATCTTGAACTCGCAAAATTGGATTTCAAGATGCCGCCCCTTCTGGAGGACGACGAAATCGAATCCATCCTCGGCAGGATTGACGACCTCGTGTCGTGGGCTTCGGACATCAAGGACTACGTCTTGCAAGCCGCTCTCAGCGGCAAGCACTGGTCTGGCTGGAAACTGGTCGAAGGGCGTTCCAACCGCAGATACACAAACGACGAAGCGGTCGCCGATACCGTCAGCGCGGCGGGATACGACCCATACGAACACAAAGTCATGGGTATTACCGCGATGGAGAAGGCTCTCGGTAAATCCAAGTTCGCCGAACTGCTCGGCGGTCTGGTCGAAAAGCCCCAAGGCAAACCAACGCTCGTGCCGGAGGGTGACAAACGTCCGGCAATCCATACGGCAAAACAAGATTTTAATGATAATGAGGAGGAAAATTCCAATGTCTAACACGACAAACAAAGTAAACACACAGGCTTCCAATCCCATGAAGGTCATTACCGGCCCCGATACGCGCTGGTCTTACGCCAACATCTGGGAAGCGAAATCCATCAACGGCGGTACACCGAAGTTCTCGGTATCGCTCATCGTCCCCAAATCCGACACTAAGACCGTCGCCAAGGTCAAAGCCGCGATTGAAGCGGCCTACCGCGAAGGCGAAGCGAAGTTGAAGGGTAACGGCAAGACTGTGCCGCCCATCGCCACTCTCAAAACCCCGCTCCGCGACGGCGACACCGAGCGCCCCGACGACCCTGCCTACGAAAACGCATATTTCTTAAACGCAAACAGCGCAACCGCGCCGGGCGTGGTGGATGCCGACCGCAACGAAATCCTGAATCGCTCGGAAGTCTACAGCGGTGTATACGGTAGGGCGAGCGTGAACTTCTACGCTTTCAACTCGAACGGGAACAAAGGCATCGCCTGCGGTCTGAATAACCTTCAGAAAATCCGCGACGGCGAACCCCTCGGCGGTAAATCCCGTGCGGAGGACGACTTTGCCACATATGACGACGAGGACTTCCTCGGATAAACCAAAATACACAGGCTACGGATGGCGGCGGGGCGACTTGCCGCCATTCTGCGGTATGGAGGGCTTATGAAAACAATCAGTATTGATATCGAAACTTTCTCGTCCGTCGACCTTACCAAGTCGGGCGTTTACCGCTATGCCGAAGCGCCTGATTTTGAAATCCTGCTTTTCGGGTACTCCGTGGATAGCGGCGACGTCCATGTTATTTCTCTCGCCGATGGTGAGAGTATTCCAAACGACATCCTCGACGCGCTGACGGACGATAATGTGCAGAAGTGGGCGTTCAACGCCAACTTTGAGAGGGTGTGCCTGTCGCGCTACTTGTCGGACATGGGTATCAGCCTTGACCCCTTCGCCGATAACCATCACTCCGCCGCTGTCCTCGGCTTGGCGAGATACTTGAACCCCGTATCATGGCGGTGCGCGATGGTCTGGTCTGCATACATGGGATTACCACTGTCCCTTGAAGGCGCAGGCGCAGTACTGGGTTTGGAAAAGCAAAAACTGACCGAAGGCAAGGAACTCATCCGCTATTTCTGTTCGCCTTGCAAGGCTACCTCCGCCAACGGTCATCGCGTCCGTAACCTCCCCGAACACGCTCTCGACAAATGGGACGTATTCAAAGCATATAACCGCCGCGACGTGGAAGCGGAACTATCAATTCAAGAGCGGCTTGCCAAGTTCCCTGTGCCGGACGAGGTGTGGAACGAGTACGCCCTCGACCAAGAAATTAACGACCGTGGCGTGGCTTTGGATATGGCGCTTGTCCGAAGTGCTATAAAAGCGGACGCCCGCTCCCGCGCCGAATTGACACAATTGATGAAGGTTCTCACCGACCTTGACAACCCAAACTCCGTACAGCAAATGAAACAGTGGCTCGCCGATAACGGCATGGAAACCGATACCCTCGGCAAAAAGGCGGTCGTTGAATTGCTTAAGGACGCGCCGGAGCCGCTGGGTAAAGTGCTGACACTCCGTCAGCAGTTGGCAAAATCGTCGGTCAAGAAATATCAGACGATGGAAAACGCAGTCTGCGCCGACAGCCGCGCCCGTGGAATGTTCCAATTCTACGGCGCGAACCGAACCGGCAGATGGGCGGGGCGGCTCATTCAAATGCAAAATCTCCCGCAGAACCACCTGACCGACCTTGAACAGGCGCGAGGGCTTATCCATGACGGCGACTTCGCCGCTCTGGAATTGCTCTATGACAATATTCCCGATGTGCTTTCCCAATTAATCCGCACGGCGTTCGTACCCAAGGACGGTTGCAAGCTAATCGTCGCCGACTTTTCAGCGATTGAAGCCCGCGTCATCGCTTGGCTCGCCGGGGAAACGTGGCGAAACAAGGTGTTTGCCACCCACGGCAAAATCTATGAAGCGTCGGCAAGCCAAATGTTCAACGTCCCGATTGATGAGGTTACCAAAGGCTCACCCTTGCGGCAAAAAGGTAAAATCGCCGAACTCGCCCTCGGATACGGCGGTTCGGTCGGCGCACTCAAAGCTATGGGCGCTTTGGAAATGGGTTTATCGGAAGATGAACTCCGTCCCCTCGTTATGACTTGGCGCTCGGCGAATCCGAACATCGTGAAATTCTGGTGGGATGTCGACCGCGCCGCTATGACGGCGGTCAGGGACAGGACTGTGACCGAAACCCACGGTATCCAATTCGGCGTCCAAAGCGGGATGTTGTTTATCACTTTGCCATCCGGCAGACGGCTTTCATACGTCAAGCCACGCATCGGGACAAACCAATTCGGTTCGGATTGCGTTACCTACGAAGGCGTCGGCGGTACGAAAAAATGGGAGCGCATCGAAAGCTACGGCCCCAAGTTCGTGGAAAATATCGTTCAGGCGACCAGCCGGGATATTCTGTCCTACGCTATGCGGACGCTCCGCCACTGTTCCATTGTGATGCACGTCCACGACGAAATCGCAATCGAAGCCGACCCAAGGCTGTCTACCGAGGTTCTGTGTCAACAGATGAGCCGGACGCCGCCGTGGGCGGAGGGGCTTCTTCTCATTGCCGATGGGTTCGATTGCTCATTTTACAAAAAAGATTGATGGCAAATTTAGTTTACACGCAAAATTGACCCTTTCCGGTGGCTTACGTTGAAGGCACAACTAAACTAAGCCTTCGGAAAGGGTATTTTTATGAACGAGTTGCAAGTTTTCTCTTACGAGGGGAATGAAGTCAGGACGGTGCAGCGCGGCGGCGAAACTTGGTGGGTGTTGAGGGACGTGTGCGAAATCCTTGACCTGACAACGCCCGCGAGGGTAGCGGAACGGCTGGATGACGATGAAGTGAGTCTGACTCATATCATCGACTCCATCGGCAGAAATCAGGAAACCACTATTATAAACGAGAGCGGTCTTTACAATGTCATCCTCCGCTCCGACAAACCCGAAGCAAAAAGTTTCAAACGCTGGGTTACCCATGAGGTGCTTCCCTCCATCCGCAAGCATGGCGCATACATGACGCCCGCTAAACTGGAAGAGTTGATGAACGACCCCGACGCATGGATTCAGGTGTTGACCGCGCTTAAAGGCGAGCGTACCGCCAAGGAACGGCTACAGATTCAAGCCGAAGCCGATAAACCCAAGGTTGTGTTCGCCGACGCCGTTTCCGTTTCGGAAGGCACTATCCTCATCGGAGAACTGGCGAAAATCCTCAAAGGCAACGGCATAGAAATCGGTCAGAACCGCCTTTTTGAAAGGCTCCGTCAGGACGGCTACCTCATTAAGCGCAAGGGTACGGATTATAACGCGCCGACACAGCGAGCGATGGAACTGGGGCTGTTCAGAGTCAAAGAAACCGCCATCACCCATTCAGACGGTCACGTCACTATCAGCAAAACCACCAAGGTCACGGGCAAAGGGCAGCAGTATTTTATCAACCTCTTCATTGGGGAAAGGAGCGGCGATGATGAAGTTTAGACCGATTGTCTACGTCGCTTCCCCGTTCGCCGGGGATACGGAATATAACGTCAGGAAAGCGCAGGGCTATTGTCGGTTCGCCGTTTCCAAGGGGTGTATCCCGATTGCGCCCCACTTACTCTATCCGCAGTTTATGGACGACGGCGATATGGAACAGCGGGAATTGGGGTTGTTTTTTGCCCTCGTCCTGCTTGGCAAATGCGACGAACTTTGGGTTTTCGGCGACAAAATCAGCGCCGGTATGACCGTTGAAATCGCCAAGGCGAAGAAACGCGGTATACCCATCAAATACTTTAACCATAAATGCGAGGTGCTACCATATGGAACTTAAAATCGCATACGGCGACAGCCGTTTGTCCAAACGGTGGGTTAATAAAAAAACCACGTTCGACGAGTTGTGTGAACGGTTTAGGGTTACCCGCCGCACGACCGAAACGGTCTCTGAATATAAGAAGTTCACCAAAGACAGGCGTGACGCCGCTAAAGACGTGGGCGGTTATGTCCTCGGTCACCTCAAGGGCGGCCGCCGCAAGAAGGACACCGTCGAGAGCCGTTCGGGGATAACCCTCGACGCTGACCACGCCGACGGCAACTTTGTCGATACCGTGGAGATGCTGTTTCCGCATCGTTGCGCGGTCTACTCCACTCACAGCCATACGCCGGAAGAACCCCGGCTTCGTGTGGTTATTCCGCTTTCCCGCGAGGTGTCGCCCGATGAGTACGCCGCGCTCTCCCGTTTGGTGGCGGAGGTTATCGGCATGGACTTCTTCGACGACAGCACCTACGAGCCGGAACGCTTGATGTACTGGCCGTCCACGCCGTCCGACGGTGAATATATCTTCAAAGAAATCGACGGAGGCATCCTCGACCCCGACTCATATTTGATAAAGCTGTCCAACTGGCGGGATTGCTCACTCTGGCCTACGTCAAGCCGCCAGTCCGAGGTAATACAGCGCAACATCCGTCAACAGCAAGACCCGCTCGCCAAAGAAGGTGTGGTCGGCGCTTTCTGCCGCGCATATCCGATAGAGGACGCGATTGCTACATTTCTGCCCGACATATACGAGCCGTCAGCGATGGGCGGACGCTATGATTATATCCCCGCCGACAGTTCGGCGGGCGTGGTGCTGTACGAAGGCAAGTGGTCGTACTCTCACCACGCCACCGACCCCGCTTGCGGTAGGTTATTGAACGCCTTTGACCTCGTCCGCATCCACAAATTTACCGACCTCGACGAGAAGGCGGGTTTCAAGGCTATGAGCGAACTTGCTGTAAGCGACGAAAACGTGAAGTTGCTGCTTGCCGAGGAACGCATCGCAAAAGCTGAAAACGACTTTGACGAAGATACCGACTGGAAATCACAGCTTCAGCGTGAGAAAAGCGGCGTTTTATCCAACACCCTCGGCAACCTGCTCCTTATCCTGAACGATGACGACACCCTCGCGGGTATCCGCCATAACCGGCTCGCCAACCAGATATACGGCGAGGAACTGCCGTGGGAACGTCCGCATAAACCTTGGCGCGACGCCGATACCGCCCAGCTTGTGGCTTTCGTCGATAAACGCTACGGCACGTTTTCGGCTCGGAATTACGAACTCGCCCTGACCAAAGTAGCCGACGACCGAGCCTACCACCCGATTCGGGAATACCTCGACGGCTTACCCGAATGGGACAGGGTTCCCCGAATTGACACGCTGCTCATCGACTACCTCGGCGCGGAGGATTCACCGTACACCAGAGCCGTCACCCGAAAAACACTCGTGGCGGCGGTAGCGCGGATTATTAGCCCCGGCACGAAGCACGACTCTATCCTCGTCCTCAACGGCAAACAGGGCATCGGGAAGTCCACGCTCTTTGCTCGGCTCGGTCAGCAATGGTACTCCGACAGCCTTTCTATATCGGATATGAAGGATAAAACCGCGCCGGAGAAGCTGCAAGGCTACTGGATTCTCGAACTCGGCGAACTCGCGGGCATAAAGAAAATGGACGTGGAGACGGTGAAATCCTTTATTACCCGCACGGACGACAAATACCGCCCTTCATACGGACGGGCGGTCGAGAGCCATCCGCGTCAGTGCATCATCGTCGGCACGACCAACTCGGACGGCGGCTTCCTTCGGGACATCACGGGTAACCGTCGTTTCTGGCCTGTTTGGGTTTCGGGTGAAAGCAAGTACCATGCTTGGGAACTCACGGACATAGACCAGATTTGGGCGGAAGCCCTTGTTAAATACGCCGAGGGCGAGGAGTTGTTCCTCAAAGGCGACATCGCTATGGCTGCCTACGCCGAACAGCGCAACGCTATGGAGAACGACGACCGCGAAGGTCTGGTCGCCGAATACCTCGACGCTTTGCTTCCTGAAAGCTGGGATACGATGGACATCTACCGCCGATTGGAGTTCATCCGTTCCCCGGACGACCCCACGAGGGCGACGGGAAGCGTCCGCAGGAATCAGGTCTGCATCATGGAAATCTGGTGCGAGTGTTTTGGCAAGTCCCGCGAGTCCATAAAGAAAGCCGATTCATACGAAATTGAAGGCATCCTCAACAGGCTCGGCGGCTGGTCGAAGTTCGATGGCAACAAGACAGGAAAAAAAGCCGTGCCGATGTACGGAGTCCAGCGCGTGTTCGTCAGGACGGATTGATTGCCCGACATTGCCTGTGAGGGTTTCGGCAAGGAGCATCGGCAAAGTCGCAAGCCCTTTATAAATCAGCGTTCTACCGCTGTCATTGCCCATATTGCCGATGAAGAACCTAATAAACCTTATTTATATAGTAGTAAGGAAATAGGCATACGCAATACGCCCGCGTAGGACTTATAGGAAAAATCGGCAAATGGGCAATCGAAAAAATGGAGGTTCGCATGAGAGAAAAAGCTATAGAGCAGAAACTTGTCCAAGCGGTCAAGGCGATGGGCGGTATCGCGCCCAAGTTCACAAGCCCCGGCTTTGATGGGATGCCCGACCGCCTTGTATTACTGCCACAAGGCATTATCGCCTTTGTTGAAGTCAAACGGCATGGTGAGAAACCCCGTCCTTTACAAGAAGCGCGGCATGGAATGTTACGGCGGTTGGGCTTTGAAGTTTATATCTTGGACGATGGGGAGCAAATACCGCGTTTGTTAGCGGATATCAAGGGGGATTTATTTTGAAGTATAAACCCCACTACTACCAAAAATACGCCGCGAGCTTCATCGACGAAAACCTTGTCTCCTGCCTGCTGCTCGACATGGGACTTGGCAAGACGGCAATCACGCTGACGGCGATTAACGACTTATTGTTCGACAGCTTTGAAGCCCACAGAGTTTTGGTAATCGCCCCGCTCCGCGTCGCCCGCGATACATGGCCGGACGAACTTGGTAAATGGGAGCATCTGTCCGGCTTACGGTTCTCGGTGGCGGTCGGCACGGAAGCGGAACGGAAAGCGGCGCTTCGAGAAAAAGCCGACATCTACATCATTAACCGCGAAAACGTCCAGTGGCTCATTGATGAAAGCGGCATCCCCTTCGACTTCGATACCTTAGTGGTTGACGAGTTGTCGTCCTTCAAAAACCACCAAACAAAACGGTTCAGGTCGCTGATGAAGGTTCGACCAAAGGTCAAACGCATCATCGGGCTGACAGGAACGCCGAGCAGTAACGGATTGATGGACTTATGGGCTGAGTACCGGCTTCTGGACATGGGTCGGCGGCTCGGACGGTTCATTGGGCAGTACAGGACAGATTATTTCGTTCCCGATAAGCGCAACGGTCAGGTAATTTTCAGTTATAAGCCCCTGCCCGATGCCGAAAAGCGGATATACGCCAAAATCGCCGATATCACCATTTCCATGAAGTCCTCCGACCACCTGATTATGCCGGAACTTGTGACCGCCGAGTATTCCGTGCGATTATCGGAAAATGAGCGAGAAAGATACGACGAACTGCGGCAAGATTTAGTGCTGACCCTTGCGGGTGGCGAAATTACCGCCTCAAACGCTGCCGCTTTGAGTAACAAGCTGTGCCAGATGGCTAACGGAGCGGTTTACGGTGACGACGGTGAAGTACACCACATCCACGACCGCAAACTGGACGCTTTGGAGGATTTAATCGAAGCCGCCAACGGAAAACCCGTACTTGTGGCGTATTGGTTCAAGCATGACTTGGAACGGATATCGGAGCAGTTGCGGAAGCTGCATATCCCGTTTTCGAAGATGGATACCGCCGACAGCATACGACGATGGAATAACGGCGAGTTGCCCGTAGCACTTATCCACCCCGCTTCGGCGGGACACGGGCTGAACCTCCAATCCGGTGGCAGCACGATTATATGGTTCGGGCTGACATGGAGCCTTGAATTATATCAGCAGACCAACGCCCGATTATGGCGGCAGGGACAGGAATCCGAAACAGTGGTCATCCACCACATCATCGCCAAAGGCACGATTGACGAGCGGGTGATGAAAGCCCTGTCGGAGAAGGACAGGACACAGACGGCGTTAATCGACGCGGTCAAAGCTAATTTGTAAATCACTGAAAATCTACGGAGTCAAAAGCTGCCAATCCGAGTGGACTAAATTATCGGAGGAACAGCCTATGAGCAAGCAAACATTATCGGCAAAGGACTATCTATCCCAAGCCTACCGTATTGACCAGCGCATCGACAGCAAAATCGAGCAGGTGCAGTCGCTTCGTGACCTCGCCGCCAAAGCAAGCGCCACATTGTCGGACGTACCGCCGAGCAAGGGAACTCGCAACATCCACCGCATGGAGGACATCATCGTTAAGATGATGGATTTGGAAACGGAAATTAATAATGACCTGAACCGACTCGTCGACCTGAAGCACGAAATCGTCACGGTGATAAAATGCGTGGGATCGCCGGAACTCCAGACGCTTCTGGAACTGCGGTATTTATGCTTCAGGACGTGGGAGCAGATTGCGGTCGAGATAAACTTCGACCTTCGGTGGGTTCACCGTCTCCATAAACGGGCTTTGGATGAGGTCGACGCCATACGCCGCTGCTGAAAAACTAACACGCCACTGCTGAAAAACTAACACGCCACTATAAGCCATAGAAAGCCACGCGGAAAATTTGGTATAGTTATAGTGGCGAAAAAATCCGAGGGCGTCCGAAAACGGGCGTCCTTTTATATTTCCCGAATGGAGGATAACCCCATGCCATATAAAGCGAAGAAACCCTGCGCTCAAAGAGGGTGCCGTGAACTGACGGCGAGCCGCTACTGTGAAGCCCACGCCAAACAAGAAGCCAAGCGATATAACCGGCAAGACCGCGACCCCGACAGCAACAAACGCTACGGCAGGACATGGAAGCAAATACGGGCGGCTTTTCTGTCGGCAAACCCGCTGTGCGTGATGTGCCGGAACAACGGCAAGCTAACGCCCGCCACGTTGGCGCACCACAAGGTCAAGCTGACCGACGGCGGCACCAACGACTGGGACAACATGACGGCTTTGTGCCACGAGTGCCACTCCCGTCTCCACGCCGGACAGGGAGACTATTTTTGATTTGGAGGGGGTGGTTACACCTCTACGGCTTCCAACCGGACAGCGCGCTCGGCCTTTCGCGTGAATTTTTCATAAATCAAAAATCAAAATATCAAACAATCAAAATCAAAGCGAGGTGACGCTCATGCCCAGCGGAGGCTATCGTCCGGGGGCAGGCCGTCCCCGCAAGAATCCTATAGACAAGAAACTCGAAGGAAAACAAACAACCGCCGCGCCGATTCAGAAGCCTCCTGTCAAAAAGGTGGCATACCAAAACGTCATGGCAGATTATTTCTCAATGGCGATGAAGGAGTGCGAAAAAGAAGTGCCGTCGGCGGACGCGCTCCGCGCCGAGATTGAGACGTATATAACGGCTCGCGGCTGTGACGGCTTAGTCGCGCCGCAGACCATAACCGACTATGTGCTGAACAGGCAGGGCTTCCTCGCCTGCGAAGCCATGAACCGTAAAATCGGCCGCATGACCAAGGAACTGAAACTATCGCCGTATGTCACGGCGGGTCAGAGTTATTACAAGGCGATGCAGGCCGACTTCAACCTGATTATGCAAATCATCAACCGATACAGCGGCAACCAGAACGAGGAGAAGAACGCCTTCCTCGAATTGCTCACGAACAGGGGGTTTTAGGAGATGCAGTCCACCGAGAGATTTGAAAAAGTGAATATAGACCGGCTTGTGCCGTATGCCCGAAACGCCCGTACCCACAGCAAGGAACAGATATTACAGCTTCGCTCCTCGCTCCGTGAGTTCGGGTTCGTGAACCCCGTTATCGTGGACAAAGACCTGAATATCATAGCGGGTCACGGGCGTATAATGGCGGCGAAGGAAGAAGGTCTGACGGAAGTCCCATGCGTGTTCGTGGAGCATCTGACCGAAGCCCAGAAGCGGGCATATATCCTCGCCGACAACCGTTTGGCTCTCAGCGCCGGATGGGATGAGGAGATGCTCGCTTTGGAGTTTGCCGACCTGAAAGACCTCGGCTTCGACCTTGAACTTACGGGCTTCGATGAAAAGGAAATAGAGAAACTGTTCGCCGCCGACGGCAACGATATACAGGACGACGATTTCGACCTTACCGCCGCTTTAGAGGAAGCGGCGTTTGTTTTGCCGGGGGACGTTTGGACGCTCGGTCGGCACAGACTCATCTGCGGCGACGCCACCGATACCGACACGGTGAAAAATCTGATGGACGGGCGCAAGGCGAACCTCGTCTTGACCGACCCGCCGTACAATGTGGCGTTTGAATCAGCGAGCGGCCTGAAAATAAAAAACGACAGCATGAAAGCCGAGCAGTTTTATAGCTTCCTCCTCTCGTCCTTCCGTAACCTTGCAGAAAACCTCGAAGGCGGCGGTTCGGCATATATCTTTCACGCCGACACCGAAGGCGAGAACTTCCGCAGGGCGTTCCGTGAAGCGGGATTCCATCTTTCGGGAACTTGCATCTGGGCAAAGGATAGTTTTGTCATGGGGCGTTCGCCGTACCAATGGCAGCACGAACCTATCCTCTACGGCTGGTTGAAAACAGGCAGACATAAATGGTACGCCGGACGAAGTGAAGCCACAATATGGAACTTTCCGAAACCCAAACGCAACAGCGACCACCCGACCAGTAAGCCCCTCGACCTTTTGGCTTATCCGATACGCAACAGCAGTCAGGCAAACGGCATCGTACTGGACACATTCGGCGGGAGCGGCTCGACGCTCATCGCTTGCGAACAGGCTGACCGCATTTGCCATATGCTCGAACTTGATGAGAAATACGCATCTGTGATTCTGCGCCGTTACGCTGAGTTCAAGCAGAACGGCGGCGAGGACATTACTTGCGAGCGGGACGGCGAAACCCTCCGCTACGCCGATTTGGTGAAGGAGGTGGACGGTCGTGGATAAACAATACACTCTCGGTTCCCTATTCGACGGCTCCGGTGGCTTTCCGCTCGGAGCCGTTTTAACGGGCATCGAACCGCTCTGGGCTTCGGAGGTAGAGCCGTTCCCGATACGGGTCACGACAAGGCGGCTGCCGAACATGAAGCACTACGGCGACCTGAATAAAATAGACGGCTCTCTCATCCCGCCTGTGGACATCATCACGGCGGGATTTTGCTGTCAGGATTTATCGGTGGCCGGGAAGCGCGCCGGTTTGCAAGGCGAACGGTCGGGGCTGTTTTATCAGGTGCCGCGAATTATAAAAGAGATGCGCGCCGCCACGAATAACGAATACCCAAAGTTCGCCATACTGGAGAATGTGCCGGGTATGTACAGTTCGGCGGGCGGTGCCGATTTTTTGGAGGTACTCAATGAACTCATCCACATTAAAGACGAAACCCTGTCAGTACATTTGCCTGAAAAGGGAAAGTGGTCAACGTCAGGCGAAATTGTGGGAGACGGTTACTCAATCGGCTGGCGGACGCTTGACGCTCAATTTTGGGGAGTCGCCCAAAGACGCCGCCGTTGTTACATTGTCGTCGATTTTACAGGCGAACGTGCCGGAAAAATACTATTTGACGAAACGCGCCTGCGAGGGAATCCTCCGCAGGGCTGCTTCCCGTGGCAAGCAACTGCCGGAGGTTCTTCGGCTGGCTCTGGAAGCGCAGTCACTGTCCTAAACGACCAAGGCGGCTCGTTTATGGATTTCTCCGAAAACATAACGGGTACACTGCGGTCGGAAATGCACGGGCATCAGCCTATCGTGTTTGAACCCGGCGCGGCTTCGAGGGTTGGCGGTCATGCTTGGCAAGGCGAAGCTACCGGCGCGCTCCGTGCCGACATGGGCGACAATCAATTAGCGGTTGCCATTGAAAACCATCCCGCCGATTCGAGGATAAAAATCGACGAGAGCGGAACTGTGCAAACCCTAACGGAGCGTATGGGAACCGGCGGCGGGAACGTACCGCTCGTTATGAACGAACGGCAATATGCCCTGACGGTCGGCGAGGATGTGGCGAACACCCTCACATCCACGGATTATAAAGGTACGCAGTGCGTATTTGAACCTGCCAGCCCAGCTCGGGTCGCCGCTTTCATGGGCGGTCAAGGCTCGAAGGCTCGGAGCATCGCCTATTCCGAGGAAACATCGCCGACGCTCCGAGGCGAAGCTGGCGGCAACTCCGTACCGATGGCGGTCTACGGGTTGGTATCGAAAAGCTCCAACTCATGGAAGTCGGATAATCCGCACAGCGGCTGCTATGAAGCAGAAACTGCTCGGACGCTCGATACCTCCGTACCCGACCCGAACAAGAACGCGGGCGGTATGGCGGTGGTGGCGGTCGAGGGCAACGGCTCACGCCCTTCCCATCGCGGCGACGGTTATGGCGGCGAGGTGTCCTTTACGCTCAACTCCGTGGAACGGCACAGCGTTTGCTACCAAGACAAGGTCGGCGCACTCTGCGCTTCCGATTACAAGTTTCCGCAGAATCAGCAGATTGAGGAAGGCAAAGCGGTCGTGGAGCGGGTGGCGGTCGAGAATTATCAGCACAGCAACTACCGCGAGGTCGAGGTCGGCGGAACGCTCAAAGCCAAAGGCGGCGATTTCCCCGGCGGCGAAAACATGGTGGTCGAGAACCGATATGTCGTTCGCAGGCTTACCCCGACGGAATGCGCCTTGCTCCAAGGGTTCCCACCAAATTGGTGCGCTGGTCTTGAAACGTCGGAGCCGACCGAGGAGGATATCGCCTTCTGGTCGGAGGCCTGGGAAACCCACCGAAGTATCATAGGTACGTCCACGAAGCCCAAAACCCGAAACCAGATAATCAAATGGCTGAAAGACCCGCACACCGACGCCGCTGAATATAAAATGTGGGGCAACGGCGTCGCCCTGCCGTGCGTGGTGTTTGTCCTCGGCGGCATTGTGTCATGTACACAAGAATGAAGCGTGGTTTTTCCTTGATATTCGGTACATTTATTATCCTGAAATGACTTGCTATTACAGCCGTTTAGAGTGATTAATGTAAGTGCCGAACGGGCGCGAAGCCCGCGGAATTCAAGGAAAAATGGAGGAAACGAACATGAAAATCAACTACAACGTAACAGGCGCGGAGCGCAAATCACTGGTGGCGGCAATCAGCCAAGAACTGAACGCGCCGACAAAATACCTCGGAATGCCCACGGCGGCTTACGAGGTCGGAGGCTACCACATCGACAAGACCGGCACGGTCACGGGCGAGGACAACCGAGAACTGGTCGCAGACCTTTGCGGCCTGCACAGCTTCAAGGCAGTCAGCGAGGAATACGAAGCGCAGCCAGCCGAATCCGAAGAAGCCCCGGCTTTCGAGGAGTTGCAAATGACCCAACGGGAAGAATTGGGGCTTGGGCAGGAACGCCGTGACCCCATCGGCGAGGATGGAATGCAAACAAGCGACGTTCCCGAACGCTACACCTACAAAGCGGAACTCAGCAACCCCGATTACCCCGACCGCATGGAGATTTTCGGAGCGGATGACGACGGGGACGCACTTCGGCAGGCTTACGAGTTTTGCGAGGGCGAGATTGTGTTGCTCGAACTCTACGAATTGGATGACGATTACAACTTCATCCGCTCGGTGGAGATTACGCCCCGAGCCGACCGCCTGACCATTGAAATACCCCTCGACGGCTTCACGCCTGAGAAACTCGACAACCTCGCCAAGATGGTGAACGCCAAAGCCCCGCTCCTAAAGGCGGCGCTCGGCACGGACGACTTGCCGATTAAGCGAACCGCCGACACGCTTCAGTTCCCTTGGTTCAGAAGCGAAACCGCGATTGACGCGGAACACGCGGAAGCCTACGCCACACTGGTCAGCCTGCTCTGCAAGACGGCGATTGAGAAAAAGCGCGTCACCGCCAAGGAGAAGGACTTCGACGGCAGCCCAAAATACGCAATGCGGTGCTTCCTGCTTTCCCTCGGTTTTATCGGCGACGAATACAAAGCGGCTCGGAAGATTCTGCTTTCAAGGCTTGAGGGCAACAGCAGTTGGAAAAACGGCAAAAAAGAAAGCGAGGTGTCCGACGATGAAATTTCCGAATAATGCGCAAGTCAAACGGATACGGGAAATGTACCCCAAGGGTGCGCGGGTGGAACTGGTATCCATGTCTGACCCCTATGCCACCCTCAAGCCCGGCGACCTCGGCACGGTGGACTTCGTAGACGACACGGGAACGGTTTTCATAATTTGGGACAGCGGTTCACATCTTGGCGCAGTCTACGGAGCAGATGAGGTGCGGTCGCTTCCCAAAGCCGAGGTCGTTAAGGAACAATGCCGCAAAGTAGCCCAGACCGGGCGGACAAATATGTTCGATACCAAGGCGGCTTTCGAGATTGCGGTCGAGATGGGGTTCCACGAGCTGGCGGACTTTATCTTCATGGACACCAAGCGGTACTCAAATTTGATATTGACGGGGGAACTTGAAAATGTGGAGTGAAGGAATCATCGCCTGCCCCGCGACGGGCGGCAAGTACAAATACTGGGTGAAACACTACGAGGAAGGCTCCCAGTACGGCATCGACGGAGGCAAGGTCAGTAAATTGACCATCCGCAAAGTCGGCGAAAGCCGCGACCTTTGCAACTACGACAGGGGTTGGGGTATCGAACCCACCGACGAGGTGAAAGCGGTCTACACCATAATCTTACAAAAGTACAACTAACCACGAAAACGACCGAGGACAGTTACCCCGCAAGGGGCTGTCTCTCGTACAGATAGATTTTGTGAGCCGATTGGCTCTTTTTTCATGCCATTTTTCAGAGAGGAGGACGGTTCATGCCCGATTTCAAATATATACCCACGCCACTAATGCTCCCGACCAGTCAATACGACGAACGGCGGGCGGACTTCGCGGTCAATTTTATATCCATGCTCAAACACACCACGGGCGAATGGTATGGGAAGCCGTTCCGACTGATGCCGTGGCAGGAGCGGATTATAAGGGACATTTTCGGCATCGTCGGCGAGGACGGTAACAGGCAGTTCCGCACGGCGTATGTGGAGGTCGGCAAGAAGAACGGCAAATCCGAACTGGCGGCGGCAATCGCCCTCTATCTCCTGTTCGCCGATGGCGAAGCGGGCGCGGAGGTCTACTCCTGCGCCGCCGACATCAATCAGGCGAGCATCGTGTTCAATACCGCCAAAGCGATGGTCGAGCAATGTAAAGACCTCCGAGACTTAAGCAAACTCGTGCCGTCCACCAAACGGATAATATTCCCGCACACCAACAGTTTTTATCGGGTGCTGTCTTCGGAAACCAAGTCCAAGCAGGGCTTCAACGTGTCGGGGCTTATCTTCGACGAGTTGTTCGCGCAACAGACCCGCGAGTTATTCGACACTATGACGAAATATACGGGCGACGCCAGACGGCAGCCGCTTTACTTCCTTATCACTACGGCGGGTAGGGACAGGACATCCATTTGCTATGAAATACACCAAAAGGCGAAGGCGGTGTTAGACGGTTCAAAAATCGACCCGTCTTTTTATCCCGCCGTGTTCGGCATTGAGGAATGCGACGACTGGCACGACGAAGCGGTCTGGCGGCGGGTGAACCCCTCCATCGGCGTGACAATCCCGTTTGAAACGGTGCAGGCCGCATATGAACAGGCAAATCAGAACCCCGCCGAGGAGATGCACTTCCGGCAGTTCCGCTTGAACGAATGGTGCAACGCCGACATCCGCTGGATGCCAATGGATAAATGGGACGCCTGCGGCGAGGATATCGACTTTGACGAGTACGAGGGTCGGGACTGCTACTGCGGACTCGACCTTTCCAGTACGGGAGACCTCACGGCTTTGGTGCTTGCGTTCCCGCCGGTTGACGAGGATACGAAATATACCGTCCTGCCTTATTACTGGCTGCCGGAGGACGTTATCGACCTGCGGACGCGCCGCGACCACGTCCCTTACGCCGTTTGGAAAAAGGCGGGTGTGTTCAACACCACAGAAGGCAACGTCGTGGACTACGATTATATCGTGGCGTTCATCGCCAAGCTGTCGCAGCGGTTCCGTATCCGTGAAATCGCCTACGACCGATACGGCGCTGAAAAGATACGCCGTGACCTTGAGGAACTTGGAGCGGAGAACGGCTTTACTGTTTTCCCCTTCGGGCAGGGTTTCGTGTCCATGTCGCCGACATCCAAGGATTTTTACCAGTTTGTGATGGAAGGGCGACTCCGGCACGGCAGACATCCCGTTCTCGACTGGAATATGAGCAACGTCATCGTCGACCAAGACGCGGCGGGCAACATCAAGCCCAACAAGAAAAAGTCCACGGAAAAGATAGACGGCGTGGTCGCTTTAATTATGGGACTTGCGAGAGCGACGCTCGGCGGCGGCGTTGACAACGGCAGCGTTTATGACGAGAGGGGGTTGTTGTTTATATGAGTGAAAATAAACATACCGCCGAAGATTTGAAAATTATGCAGTCATGGCCGCTCTCACGCAAAATAATGGTCACCCAAACGCGCATCATGGAGTGGTATATGCGGTTTGACGGCAAATGCAGCGTTTCAATATCCGGCGGCAAAGATTCCGCGATACTCCTCGACTTGGCGCGACGGTGCTACCTCGATATCGAAGCTGTGTATGTGAATACGGGGCTTGATTTTCCCGAAGTGCGGAAATTCGCTATGGATACGCCGAACGTGACCGTACTTCAACCGAAACTGAGGTTTGACGAAGTGGTGCGCGAACACGGCTGGTGCTTCCCCTCGAAGGACGTGGCTCACACCATTTATTACGCTCGGAAAGGTTCGCAATGGGCGATAGACCGATTAAACGGCGTAAACGCCGACGGTTCGCCGAGCCGATGGCGGCAGTCCCACTATAAAAAGTGGGCTTTTTTATTGGACGCACCTTTCAAGATTTCCGCGAACTGCTGCGGAATCATGAAGGAAAACCCGCTTGATAAATATCGCAAGGAAACCGGCAAGCACCCGATTGTCGGCACGATGGCGATTGAAAGCGAGCGGCGGCGGCAGGCTTGGCTTAAAACTGGCTGCAATCATTTTGATTCCAAACAGCCCGTATCGAAGCCGCTCTCCTTTTGGACAAACGCCGATGCCCTTCGTTATATCCGTGATTATAAAATCCCGATTGCGTCGGTGTACGGCGATATTATGGAGGACGCCAAAGGTCGGCTCTCGACCACCGGCGAACAACGCACCGGCTGTGTTTTTTGTCCCGTGGGCTGTCATAGGGATAAAATCAACCGATTTCAAAGGCTGGCCGTAACCCATCCGAAATTACACGAATACTGCATGGACGCGCTCGGTTTAGGCGCGTTCCTTGATTATATCGGCGTGGCGAGGAGGTGATGTGTAAATGGGATTATTCAAAGGTTTATTCAATTCCCGCGACAAACCTAAAAATAGAATCGGCGGCGGCTGGAGTTTTCTGTTCGGCGGTACGCCGAGCGGGAAACTGGTCAACGAGCGGACGGCGATGCAGACCTCGGCGGTATACGCCTGCGTGCGTATTCTTGCCGAGTCTGTGGCTGGGCTTCCGCTCCATGTCTACGAGCGAAGCGAAGACGGCGGCAAGAATACAAATCCGAGCCATCCGATATACCGGCTGCTCCATGACGAGCCAAACCAAGAGATGACTTCCTTTGTGTTCCGCGAAACGCTGATGACGCATCTGCTCCTGTGGGGTAACGCCTACGCCCAGATTATCCGTGACGGGCGCGGCTACCCGTCGGCTCTCTATCCGCTTCTGCCGGACAAAATGAGCGTGGACAGGAACGCAAGCGGCAATCTGGTTTATACCTACCAGAGCGACAAAGGCGAGGTGAAACTCCGTCAGGAAAACATCCTGCACATATCGGGACTTGGCTTCGACGGGCTTATCGGCTATTCGCCGATAGCGATGGCGAAGAACGCCGTCGGTATGAGCATCGCCACAGAGGAATACGGGGCGAAGTTCTTTGCCAACGGCGCGAACCCCGGCGGCGTGTTGGAACACCCCGGTACGGTGAAGGACATAGGGCGGGTCAAAGACAGTTGGAACGCCGGATACCAAGGCAGCGGTAACGCCCACAAAATCGCCCTGCTTGAGGAAGGCATGAAGTTCCACCAAGTCGGAATCCCGCCCGAACAGGCGCAGTTTCTTGAGACGCGGAAGTTCCAAATCAACGAGATAGCGAGGATATTCCGCGTGCCGCCACATATGGTCGGAGACCTCGAAAAAAGCAGCTTCTCCAACATCGAGCAGCAGAGCCTTGAGTTCGTCAAATACACCCTCGACCCGTGGGTGGTCAGGTGGGAGCAGAGCCTTCAACAGGCGCTTATCCTGCCGTCCGAAAAGGCCACACACTTTATCAAATTCAACCTCGACGGCCTGCTTCGCGGCGACTACCAAAGCCGTATGCAGGGTTACTCAATCGGCATCCAGAACGGCTTCCTCTCGGTCAACGACGTGAGGAGTTGGGAGGATATGAACCTGCTGACCGACGAGGAGGGCGGCAACCTGCACGTCCTGAACGGGAACATGGTCAAACTGGCCGACGTGGGCGCGGCGTACAAATCTAACGAAACGGAGGACACTTCATGAAACCAAAGAAATTCTGGAATTGGGTGCGCGACGAAACCACGGGCGAACGCACCCTCTACCTCGACGGGGTAATCTCGGAGGACACATGGTGGGGCGACGAGGTAACGCCCGCGATGTTCCGCTCGGAATTATTCTCCGGCGAGGGCGACATCACCATCTGGCTCAACTCGCCCGGCGGCGACTGCATCGCGGCAAGCCAAATCTACGCTATGCTGATGGACTACAAAGGAAACGCCACAATCAAAATCGACGGCATCGCGGCTTCGGCGGCGAGCGTCGTGGCGATGGCGGGTACGAAAGTCCTGATGGCGCCCACCGCACTGATGATGGTGCATAACCCGTTGACCATCGCCATCGGCGACAGCGAGGAAATGCAGAAGGCGATGGATATGCTTGTCGAGGTAAAGGAGAGCATCATCAACGCCTACCAAATCAAGACCAACCAGTCGAGGGTAAAAATCTCAAACTGGATGGACGCGGAAACGTGGATGAACGCGAACAAGGCGATTGAACTGGGCTTCGCGGACGGCGTCCTTGAGGACGAAAAACGCGCCAAGCCCGCCGAGACTTACGCCTTTTCAAGGCGGGCGGTCACCAACTCCCTGCTTGACAAAGTCAAACCGAAGGCGACACCCGAACCCGCGCCGCGTGGCGTAACGGCGGAGTCGCTCGAAAAGCGGCTCTCTTTAATTTTACACTAAAAAATGGAGGTAAAGACAATGAGTAAAATCCTTGAACTGCGCGAGAAGCGCAACAAAATCTGGAACACCGCCAAGGAGTTCCTCGACCAGAAACGCGGCGCGGACGGGCTTGTACCCCCCGAAGCCGCCGCCGAGTACGACAAGATGGAGTCCGATATGGTCGCCCTCGGCAAGGAAATCGAGCGTTTGGAGCGCCAGTCGGCGCATGACCTCGAAATGGCCAAGCCCATCGGCACACCCATTACCAACACTCCCGCGAAACCCGAAGCCGCCAAGACAGGCAGGGCTTCCGACGAGTACAAGGCCGATTTCGGCAACATCCTGCGCGGCAAACCGCCCGTGAGCAACGTGCTGAGTACGTCGCCCGACACGGACGGCGGCTACCTCGTACCCGTGGAGTTCGAGCGGCAAATCGTCGCGGGGCTTGAGGAAGCCAACGTAATCCGCTCCATCGCCAAAACCATCACCACGTCGGCGGAGCGTAAAATCCCCGTCGCCGCGACGCATTCCACCGCTCAGTGGACGGCGGAGAACGCGGCGGTCGTCGAAAGCAATCCGACCTTCGCTCAGAAAACCATCGACGCTTTCAAGCTGACCGACCTTATCAAGGTCAGTATCGAGTTGCTTCAGGATTCCATGTTCGACCTTGAAAGTTACATCGCCGCCGAGTTCGCCAGAGCCTTCGGTGTCGCCGAGGAGGAAGCGTTCTGCACCGGCAACGGCACGGGTCGCCCCACAGGTGTCTTTACGGCAAGCGGCGGTACGGTCGGCGTAACGGCGGGAAGCCCGACAGCGGTTACCGTCGACAACCTTATCGACCTCATTTACGCGCTGAAAAGCCCGTATCGCAGGAACGCCGTGTTCTTTATGAAAGACGTGACGGTTTCGGCGCTCCGTAAGCTGAAGGACAATAACGGCGCGTACCTCTGGCAGCCGAGCGTACAGGTGGGTCAGCCCGACCGTCTGCTCGGTTACCCGATTTACACAAGCCCCTACGCCCCGGCCGTCGCGGCGAACGCGCTCCCCATCGCCTTCGGCGACTTCTCCAATTACTGGATTGCCGACCGCATGGGACGCACGGTGCAGAGGCTTAACGAACTCTATGCCGGAAACGGTCAGGTAGGCTTCATCGCCACCGAGCGCGTGGACGGCAAGGTCATCCTTTCCGAGGGTATCCAACTCTTGAAAATGGGTGGCGGCGCTTAATCAGGCGAAGGGAGGTGACGGCGATGACACCAAAGGAACTACTGCCGAAAGTCAAAGAAAACCTGATACTTGCGCATGACGGAGACGACGCGCTACTCCTGCGGCTCATCGCCGCCGCCCTCGGCTATGCCGAAAGCTATCAAAAGATTAAGTACGGGCGCAAAAAACTCCCGCCTTCCACCGAACAAGCCGTAATCATGCTGACGAGCCATTTCTACGAAAGCAGGGACGGCTCGACGGCAGGCTTCTTTGCGGACAGTATCGGCGCGGCGACGCAGGTGTGGCAAGCGGTCAACCGCCTGTTGGCAATGGAAAAGAGGTGGGACGTTTGAGTTTTGGAAAAATGAATACCAAGATTGACATTATAACGACCGAACCCGCCAAAGACGCCGACGGTTTTGTCACAAAAGGCGACCGCGTCCTCGCTTCCGTCCGCGCTTACAAGGAAGAACGTCACGGTAACGAGCGGTGGGCAAACATGGCGGCGTTCTCGACGGCGACAGCCCTGTTCCGCTTCCGTAAAATCCCCGGCTTAACGGTGGATACGACGCTTACCATCCTCCGCGACGAGGAACGATACCGTATCGTCAGCGCGGAGGACGTTCGCGGATGCGGGCTGTACGTCGAGGTTTTGACGGAAATAATCGAAGGGACGGTGAGATGATGGCAAAAGTCGAAATGAAGATGCCGGAGGAGTTTCTCCTTAAGCTGTCCCGACTGGGCGAGAAAACGGACGAAATCATCCCGAAAGTGCTGGAATCTGGCGGCGAGGAGGTGCTTGCGAAAGTTAAAAGCAACCTTCAATCCGCCGTCGGGCGCAACACAAAAATAGAGTCTCGTTCAACGGGCGAATTAGCGGGCGCGCTTGGCGTGTCGAGGGCAAGGCAAGACCGCAACGGGAACTGGGACGTTAAGGTCGGCTTCGCCGAACCCCGGCGCGGTAAAGGAAAATCCAACGCGAAAATCGCCAACATCCTCGAATACGGCAGGCACGGGCAGCCGCCAAAGCCATTCTTGAAGCCCGCGAGGACGCAGTCGAAGAACGCCGCCATCGAAGCGATGAAAGCGCGGTTCGAACAGGAGGCGGAGGGCGTATGAGCGTTTTACAGGAATTAAACGAACTACTCTCTCCCGTCCTCCCTGTGGAGACGGGAGTTTTTTCGGGCGTCCCGCCCGACGAATACTGCGTCCTCACGCCCCTCGCGGACAGTTTTGCTTTGTTCGGCGACAATACGCCGCTGATTGACGTATCCGAGGTTCGGATTTCGCTGTTCAGCAAGGGGAATTACCTGCAGCGGAAAAACCAAGCCGTGAGGGTACTCTTGGCGGCTGAGTTTACCGTTACCGACCGCCGGTATATAGGGCATGAGGACGATACCGGCTACCACCATTACGCCATCGACGTGGCGAAACACTACGAAACGGAGGAATAACCATATGGCTACAATTGGACTTGACAGGCTCTACTACGCGCCTATCACGGAAGCGCCCACCACGGGCGACGAAAGCTACGGCACACCCGTCATGCTGGCGAAAGCCATCTCCGCCGAACTGTCGGTGGAACTCGCCGAAGCGACGCTCTACGCCGACGACGGCGCGGCTGAAATTATCAAGGAATTCAAGAACGGCAAACTGTCCCTCGGCGTGGACGACATCGGGAGAACCGCCGCCGAAACGCTGACAGGCGCGAACGCCGACGAAAACGGAGTGCTTATCTCCGCGAGCGAGGACGGCGGTACGCCCGTCGCCATCGGTTTTCGGGCGAAAAAAGCAAACGGCAAATACCGCTACTTCTGGCTTTACCGCGTGAAGTTCGGCGTCCCGTCCACCAACCTGCAGACGAAGGGCGACAGTATCACGTTCTCCACACCCACAATCGAGGGCACCATATCCCGCCGTAACAAGCTGGACGGCAACGGTAACCACCCGTGGAAAGCCGAAGTCAGCGCCGACGACGAGGGCGTGGACGCGGCCACCGTTACCGGCTGGTACACGAGCGTCTACGAGCCGTCGTTCGCAAACGTGGGTTAAGGGGGTAACGAATTATGGCAGACGAGAGAAGCGCGGTTATAAACATCGGCGGCATGGATTTTGAATTGATACTCACCACGCGCGCCACAAAGGAAATCGCCAAGCGGTACGGCGGGCTTGAGAACCTCGGTGAGAAGCTGATGAAGTCGGAGAACTTCGAGATGGCGCTCGACGAGATTGTTTGGCTCATCACGCTTTTGGCGAACCAATCCATCCTCATCCACAACCTCAAGCACAAGGACGCGCCGAAGGACGCGTTATCCGAGGAGGAGGTCGAACTGCTGACCTCACCGCTCGATTTGGCGGCGTACAAAGCGGCGATTACGGAGGCGATGTTCAGGGGTACGAAACGAAACATCGAAAGCGAGGACGACGGGTCAAAAAACGCCGAGGTCGGGTAAGCGACGAAGAGTTGTTTACCCGGCTTCTTTATAACGGCACGGTGCATCTGAACCGCACCGAGGACGAGACTTGGCTCACACCCTTCGGATTACTGATGGATTTGTGGGAATGCCACAGGCAATTTACCGGCATGGCGAAGGCGAGGCGCGAGTTGTTCATAGAGGACGTCATACCCGATGGCGTCTGATTTTTTATTGAGGAGGAGGTGAAGCGGCATGGCCGACAATTTCGGCTTGAAGATAGGCGTGGATGGCGAGCGTGAGTTCAAGAACGCGCTGCGGGACATTAATCAATCGTTTAAGGTACTGGGAAGCGAGATGAACCTCGTTTCGGCGCAGTTTGAAAAAAACGACAAATCTGTGCAGGCGGTGTCCGCCCGCAACGCCGTCCTGAACAAGGAAATCGACGCGCAGAAGGACAAAATCGCCATGCTCAGGGACGCCCTGAAAAACGCCTCCGACTCCTTCGGCGAAAATGACAAACGCACACAGGCGTGGGCGATACAACTTAACAATGCCGAAGCAGAACTCATCGGCATGGAAAAAGAACTCGACAAAAACGAAAAGGCACTCGACGACGTAAGCGACGAGATGGAGGACGCCACAAAGGAAACCGACAAGTTCGGCGACGAGCTGGACGACACGGGCAAGACCGCCGACGACGCGGGCGGTAAGTTCGAGAAGCTCGGCGCGGTGGTCAAGGGAATAGGCGTGGCTATCGGGGCGGCTATGGCCGCAATCGGCGCGGCGGCCGTGGCGGCGGGCAAGGCGCTCTATGATATGGCGAGCGACGCCGCTGCGGCTGGAGACCGCATCGACAAGGATTCCCAACGGCTCGGATTATCGGCGAAGGCTTATCAGGAATGGGACTACGTCCTCTCACAATGCGGCGGCAACATCGACAGTTTGGGCGCGGGCATGAAAACCCTGCAAAAAACGATGGACGGCTTGACCGAGGACGGCGACAAGGCTTCGGACGCTTTCGCCGCCATCGGTATCAGTTTTGACGAAATCAAGGGCAAATCCCCGGAGGAAGCCTTTGACATGACCGTCAAGGCTTTGCAGAATATGCCGCCCGGCGCGGAAAAGACCGCCGCAGCCATGAAGCTGCTGGGCAAGCAGGGCATGGAACTCATGCCGCTGTTGAACGCAAACGCGGACGAAATCGACGGACTAAAGCAGAAAGCCCACGACCTCGGCATGGTCATGTCGGAGGACGCCGTTTCCGCTTCGGTCAAATACACCGACTCGTTAGATACGCTGAAGCGTACTTTCGGCGGGTTGAAAAATTCTATCGGAGCGGAACTGCTGCCCGGCATGACCATGATAACCGACGCTTTTACCGGGCTTATCACCGGGCAGGAAGGCGCGGGCGAAGCGTTAAAGGCGGGCGCGGAGGAAATCGTCAAGAGCATCGGCGATTTAGTGCCGAGACTGCTCGGCCTTGTCAATTCCATCGTGTCCTCCGTCGCGGAGGTCGCGCCGGACATCATCGGTTCGCTTGTGAGCGCCATCGTGGATAACTTGCCCGCCGTCATCGACGCGGCGGTGAGTATAATTAAGACATTACTCGGCGGCATCATACAAGCCTTGCCGCAACTGACCGAGGGCGCGTTACAGCTTGTGCTATCGCTGGCGGAGGGCATCCTCGATAACCTTCCGGCTATATTGGAAGCCGCCATTCAAGTGGTGGTCACGCTCGTTCAAGGCATATCAGACGCTCTGCCGCGACTGATTCCCGCCATTGTTCAGGCGGTGGTAACGATGGTACAGGCGCTCATTGACAACTTACCCATGATACTGGAAGCTGCTTTGCAGCTTGTAATCGGGCTTGCGGAGGGAATACTCGCCGCGTTGCCTGAGTTAATCAAGGCGCTGCCCGCCATCATCCTCGGCATCGTGGATTTCATCATCGGTGCGATTCCGCAAATCATCGACGCGGGGATTCAACTTCTGGTGTCGTTGGTGGAAGCCCTGCCCGAAATCATCACGGCGATTGTTGCGGCTATCCCTCAAATCATAGAGGGCTTGATTACGGCAATCCTCGGTTCGATTCCCCAGCTTATCGACGCGGGAATCAAACTGTTGATTTCATTGGTGCAGAACTTGCCGCTCATCATTACGACCGTCGTGGCGGCGATACCGCAGATTATAACGTCGCTGATTACGGCGATTATCGGGAGCATACCGCAAATCATACAGGCGGGCATACAGCTTTTCGTATCGCTGATTAAGAACCTGCCGACCATTATCGTTGAAATCGTAAAAGCCATACCGCAGATAATCGTTGCGATAGTGAAGGGCTTCACCGACAACATCGGTAAAATCGTGCAGGTAGGCAGCGACCTTATCAAGGGGTTGTGGCAGGGTATTTCGAATGTGGCCGACTGGATATGGGGTAAAATATCCGGCTTCTTCGGCGGCATCGTGGACGGCATTAAGAACTTTTTCGGCATCCGCTCGCCTTCCACCCTGTTCGCGGGGCTTGGTGAAAACATGGGTCAGGGTATCGGCGTGGGTTTCGAACGGGCGATGGATAAAGTCGGCGAGGATATGCAAAACGCCATACCCACCGAACTGGATATGCCCGGCGTGAACGTCGGCGGCTCAACCATAGGGGCGGTCGGCGCAGGTGGCGCTTTCGGTGGCTCGCTTATCAATATACAGCAGATGATTGTCCGCAGCGAGGACGACATCCGCAGGATTTCACAGGAACTGTATAACCTGATGCAGACCGGCTCGCGGGCGCAAGGCCGGTTCAGTCCGGCGTAAGGAGGTGCGTAATGGGCTTTATCTATAACGGGATATCCTCGCAGGGTATGAAAGTCCGCGCCCGGCTAACCAATTGGCAGGCTTCGCCCGCCCTGCGCAACTCCTTTGTATCCGTACCCGGCAAACCCGGCGTAGCCGACTTCGGGAGCAGCATCGCGGAAAAAAACATCACGTTGCGGTGCAACATCCTCCCACAAAGGAGTTTCGCTTCACTGGTTTCGGTACTGGACGACGTGGCCGAGTGGCTCAACCCCGAACACGGACTTCACCAGCTCGTGCTGGACGACGTACCCGACCGCTATTTCACGGCGCGGCTCACCGAGGCGGTGGACTGCGAGCGGCTGATTCTTTCGGCGGGGGCGTTCGACCTGCGATTCGTCTGCCCCGACCCATTCGCTTATGCCCTGACTGACGAGAGTTTTACCCTCACTACGGCTGGAGCGAATACCGTGACGAGGGTCAAGGGCAATACCGACTCCGAGCCCGTTTACTTGCTGAAAGGGATAATATCGTCGAGTTCATCGATCTATATTTCGCTCATAACGAACAACGAGGAACTGCGGGTGGTTGGCGCGCTGGCGTCCGGGGAAACGCTGGTCATAGATAGCGGCAAGGTCACCGCCAAGATAGTCAACGCGCAGGGCGAAACACTCAGAAACGGGCTGCCGCTCCTACAGGAGTTGAATTTCCCCATACTCCGCAAAGGCGCGAACGCCGTTACCGTCGGCGTTACCGGCGCGACATTTACGGAACTAAAAATACAGGCTATGAGCCGCTGGAGGTGACGGTATGGCGGTAAAATCAATACTAACCACACAAACTGATTTCACGGGCGAGTTCCCGTTAACCGAAAAAACCGCCGCCATGTGGCGGTTCAACGAATCGGCGCCGGACAGTCAGACCCGTTTATTGGACTCCTCCGGCAAAGGGAGGCACTTCACCGTTTCCGGTTGGAGCGGCACGACCGCTTCATTGCCCGTCAGCCGCCACGGTCGGTATTTCCGCATGAACACCAACAATCCTACGACGGAAAAGACCCATCTCATCGCTACAAACGACGGTACGTTCTTTTCAACCCTCGGCGGTAAAATCGCGGTGGGCGGTTGGATTAACCCCACGACATACTCGGTCGGTCAAACATACAGCCCGATTTTCAATACCCGTCAGGGACCCGGTCAACCGTTATTCTATATTTCCCTGTATAACGGCAGGCCGCGCATGATGCTCTACAACTCGGCGGGGACGCTCATTCTCGACGAAAGTGAAACACCACCGTTCTCTCTCGTGAATAACGGATGGTATTTCATCGGCGCGATTATCGGCGTCACGGCGAAAACCTCACAGTTGGTAGTCTGCAACCGCGCCGACGGTACGGTATGGACCGCGCCGATTAAAACATTTACAGGAGTGCTAAATCCGTCATGCACGGCGAACATCGTCATGGGTATGCACGCGGACACCTACTACTACGCGGGTGGCTTCGACGATTGGTTCTTTGAAACCGATAGCGACTTGACCGTCGCGGACTTGGGAAGGTATTTCCGTCAGGCGGTTCTTGCCAACGGCGCGGACTCCGCAGCAAACGTGGACGCGCTGACCGAACCCGGCGTGGTAATGCTTAAAAGGACTGGCGGCGATTATGCCGCGAACGGGGTTTTGGAAACCACCGCCGCTTCCTGCGCCCTCTCCGGCGGCGGTCGGGTGTCGGTCACAAGCGAGTACACGGCGGGTACGACCGCCGTTGAGTTGATAGAAACCTCGACTTCCGACGATATGCTCGTCTGGTCGGCGTGGCAGTCGGTGGGAATAAACGGTGAACTGTCGTCGCCCAGCCGCGAGTATATCCGCTACAGGGTCACGCTGACCACCAGCGACGCAAACGCCACGCCGAAACTGATTGACATACAGCTTTTCGACATCCCAAAGTCGCCATACGAGAGGTTGGGTTTCGCCAGACCCGTTGTGCTTGACGCGAACGGCGCGTGGGAGTCGGTACTGGAGAACGCCTTCGATGTCGTCGCCACGGGCGAGGTCAACGGCGCGGACACGCTTGAATTCAAGCTGCCGTGGAGCGACCCGAAGCGGTCTTCCCTCGATAACGAAAAGTCGGTGCAGGTGGCGAACGATATCTACCGCGTCCGCACCATATCCGACGAAAAGGGCTCGGACGGTCAAGGTATATTGACCTCGGTCTACGCCGAGGCCGCTTTTTACGACCTTAATTACAGCGCGGAAAAAGAACCTATAGAGTATAACGCCGACCTGCCCTCCGTCCCGATGGGCTACGCCCTGAAAGGCACGGGCTGGACAGTCGGTACGGTAAACGTGACTACCCTGCGCACATGGCGGTGCGAGGAGGATAACGCGCTGGCAATTCTGCGGATGGTGCGGAAGATACACGGCGGCGACCTCGTTTTCGACAGCCGTAATCGTACCGTCAACCTGCTTACGTTTAGCGGTAAGGAAAGCGGCGCGCTGTTCGCTTACCGCAAGAACCTCACGAGCATCAAGCGGGTGGTGGATACGCGGAGCCTTATTACCCGGCTCTACGCATACGGCAGGGACGGTATGACCTTCGCCACCATCAACGGCGGCAAGGAGTATGTGGAGGATTTCACCTACTCAAACGAGGTCAGGGTTTCCACGCTGGACTTATCCAACTTCACTAACCCGTACCAAATGCTTGAATTCACAAAAATGCGTATGGCCGAGTACGCCAAGCCCCGCGTTTCCTATGTGCTTACGGCGATGGATTTATCGGTGTTGACGGGGTACGAGCATGAACAGTGGTCGCTGGGCGACGTCGTAACCGTTGACGACCGCGACTTGAACCTCACGATACAGACAAGGGTAATCAGGCGGCAGTACAACTTACAGGAGCCGTGGAAAACGGTTCTTGAATTGTCCTCCAAGTTGCGTGAGTTAGGCGATTCGGATATTTCGGCGGTGGCCGACCAACTCGACCAGAGCAACCTCATAGGGCAGGAAATCAGGGACATGGTGCCGTTCAACCACCTGCGGAACAGCCGTGCTGACGATGGCTTCGCTTACTGGCAAAACTCCGGATTCACCATCGACCCGCAGAGCGGCGTGACCGGCACGGCTTCTTTTATGGCGGCGGGTTCGGCAAACATGACAAAGAGCATGGCGCAGACGGTGTATCCCGCGAACCGCCGCGGTTACACCATTTCGGCGCAAATCGGCTCTGAGAACCTCCAAAAAGGCGTGAACGGTCAGGTCGGCATCGAGGTTGTTTTCGAGTATGAGGACGGAACTACGGAAACGAGATTCATTGATTTATTCTGAGGGGACGGTGGTTTTATGGCATATTTCCAACACATAGCGCGGGACGCTTCGCCGAAAGGCTACGGTAAATTGCGTTCCATCACCGTCCGGCTGGTTATCCAGAACTGCATGGGGTTTGTGTACTTTACCGACCTTATGCTTCAGGCGGGTTCAATCGCCACAGGTTGGGTTGGCCATGTCTGCGAAATCAAGTGGACGCTTGACGGTTAGGCGGTGGCGATTATGGTATTAAATTTCATACGCTTTACCGAAACCGTGAAGGTCAAGGAGGATAAACGGGTGGTCGCGGTAACCGTCCGTCCGCTCATAGCCGACTGCACGGGAACGATATACTTCACCGACTTGCAAGTTCAGGAGGGCGGCAGGCTTACCGGCTATACGCCGCATTCGACGACCATGCTGAAAACCAGCGGCTCCGCTCCCCGATACCAAAACGGCGTAGTGCGCGGTAACGCTACCCTCGTGCTGTTTAACACGGGGGAAACCTCGGCTGGATTGGATGTGTTCATCTACCCGAAACAGAAAATGGGAGCGGGTGTTATCGAGGTTTCGCAGGGCATGGGTTCACACGGGTGCAAATTTTTATCGGCGGTAAACGCCGGAGACGCTTTAGCGCTCAAGGCTACGACACGAGAGTGCTTGAAAAGCGGCTCCCCTACACCGAAGCATGGGTTCTACCAATACACCGCCGCCTATGACAGCAAGCATACCGTTATGTTGGAAAGCGGAAAATCGGCGAGGGTTTACCTCGAATATACAGAAATGATGGAAGGAGAACCGCGCCCATGAGCAGGGATTATACAAAGGGCAAAAAGTGCATGGTCTGGTCGTTCATGGGCAATACCCGGATGTTTCAAGCCCTCAACAATTACGCCGACCACTTTGAAGCCGTCGGCATTTTCACTTTTGAGGTGGACATTAACGGCGTAATCAGCGAGACGGGTACGCCGATATCCGGCATCATGCCCTATATCAACAAATGGCCGAAAGTGCGGTGGTTTCTCACCGTGATGAACCACGGCACGGCTTCTATCTTTACCGCGCTTCGGAACAATACGAACGGCGCGAAAATGACCTTCTTGTCAGAGTTGTTGCGGATTATGCAAAAATATCCGTGGTGCGCGGGAGTGGACATCGACTTGGAGCGCGGCGGCGAATATGAGAACAAAGACACTGCGAACGCCCTGTTCAGGGATATTTACCAAACCGTCAAGACGTATAATGCCTCCAAGCTGGTCAACATATGCCTTCCGGGTATGACTTCGGTCAACGGTTCGGTCGGCGGCGAGAACTGGTGCGTATACGCCGACCTCGACGCTTACTGCGACACCGCCGCCATTATGTCCTACGGCATGGCGTGGGCTGGCAGCGCGCCGGGGCCTGTTTCGCCGAGGGATTGGCTTGTGGGCGTATACGATTACGCGAGCCGCGTGATGAACCCGCAAAAAATCTACATGGGACTGCCCGGCTATGGTTGGGAATGGCAGATATACGTCAACCCCGCCGACATCGGTAAGACTTACCGTGGCGTGTCAATCACTTATTACGCCGCTAAGATATGGGCGGAGGGCGGCTACAACTGGACTGGCAACGCGCCGCCCCAACCATTTATTCCTTGGCTTGCTTATTGGGACGATTATGACAAAGTACCATATTTCTTTCCCGACGTTTATGACTACGCCGAGGGCGGCGACGCATCGAGCAGGGAATCGCCCATTGTCGGGGATACTTATAACCGCCGCCGTTACCTGACCTGCTACGGAAAAACGCAGAGGTCGGAATTTGGCACAATATCCATCGACCGCGACGGCGTGCCGGACGACTACACCGAAGGCGTGGTCGTCGGAAACGGAACGATTACGCTCTCATCCGCCACGGGGACGGCGACATACAATTTCAATATCGGCCAGTCAGGAACTTTCGACATAGCGGTACGCATATGCTTTCCGTTCTGGGATAAAAACGGCATAAACATTTTATTGGATGGCGGCGGCCAGTCGTTTTCCGAAAGCCGTTTGTGGTGGCCGTATTGGAAGAGGACGTGCTGGTTGCTTCTCACGAGACGGAGTCTATCGGCGGGTAGCCACACCCTTATCATTAACGGCGGCGTTCCGGGGGCGCAGTTCTATGGCTTTCGTGTTTGCTCGGCGTTTTCGGAGCAGCCCACGGCGGGTTCGGCTGTGTTTGAACTGTCCCCGCGCAGTTTCAAGGATATAAACGGCGACATGGCGATTCCTGACAAAGGGTTCAAGCTGACAAGCGAAGTCCTGCGGCGAAAACCCGACTCGGCTTTGGCGTGGTATGAGGATTTCCGCGACCCCGTCACTTTGCAATCCACATACTGGCAAACGATATATGGGAACTGGGCGGTTTGGCGCAGCGTGGAATGGTCGCAGGAACGGGTCTACTCTCAGCTTGAGGGGAGCGGTCAGCTTGCTTGGAAGTACGGCGGCTTTAATGACGTGCATATCAGGGCGAGAATTGCCTTTCCGCACAACGGGAGCGGACGCGCCGGGGTATTTATCGGGAATATCTTCTGTTGCATTAACATCGACACACAGCGGGTGGAACTGTATCAGGGGGTCTCGCTGCTCGGCAGCTACGGCGCGTCCTATTCCAAAACGCCCGCCGCCGATATACGGACGAACCCGAATTTGTATCTCATTGAGATGAGGAAACGGGGGACGCAGATTCGGGTCTATTCCGGCAATAGTAACACGCTCCGATTTACCGCAAACGTATCGGCGACAAGCGGCTATTGCGGAATCCAGTCGGACGGTGAAATAAAGTGTGAATTACTGCGGCTCGGCGACGCTTGGGCATACGAGCCGTATGAAGCCTTCGACGTGACCATGCCGGACGGCTCGACCGAAAGCTACGGGAGGATTGCCCGAATTGGCGTGACGTGGGACGGCGAATTCGAGGTATTCACGCTTACAAGCGACGTGGAGGAATCCGCTACCCGAAGCGACGACGTAAGCATGGACTACGACTTCTACCACAGCAATATGCTCTACATTCCCTGTAACGCGGATTACACGGCAAAAGTCACGCCCCGCGACATAAACGTGTGGATTGCCCGCCTGTTCCTCGGCGACGGGGACGGATTCGGTATCGTCTACTACCAAGACGTTGACAGCCTTGTCTACTGGGCGAATGAGGCCGCTTACCGATGGGGCTTGCGGGGTTTCGCTCTATGGTCGCTCGGACAGGAAGATTTGCGATTGTGGGAGGCTCTGCCTAAGCTAACATAAATTGAACGGAACATGGCATTCACGCCTGTCGGAAACGGCGGGCGTTTTTGTATGCAAAAAAACAGAAACGGAGGAAACGGATATGAAGGAAATCTGGGCATGGGTACAAGTGGGGTTCGCCGCTTTGGGCGGTTGGCTCGGCTGGGTACTCGGAGGGTTGGACGGGTTTGTCTACGCGCTTGTCGGCTTTGCGGTACTCGACTACGTCACCGGGGTCATGTGCGCGATAGTCGAAAAAAAGCTGTCCAGCGAGGTCGGCTTTCGCGGTATCTTCAAAAAAATCACCATATTCGCTATAGTGGCGGTCGGACACATGGTGGATACGCACATAATCGGCCCCGTTGGGACTGTCGGCGACTACGCCGCGATTCGGACGGCGGTCATTTTCTTTTACGCCGCCAATGAAGGGCTGTCCCTGCTTGAAAACGCGGCGCGGCTGGGGCTGCCCATACCCACGAAGCTGAAAGACGCACTGGCGCAATTGCGCGGAAAGGATGAGAAAAAATGAACCTGAAAAAACTGATATTCACGGAGAACGCCTGCTACAAAGCGGGCAGAACCATTGCCGTCAAAGGAATAATGGTTCACTCGACCGGGGCGAACAACCCAAACCTGAAACGCTACGTCGGACCCGACGACGGGCTGCTCGGCAAAAACCAATACAACAACCATTGGAATCAGGACAAACCCGACGGACGGCAGGTCTGCGTCCACGGCTTCATCGGCAAGCTGGCTGACGGTTCAATCGCCACCTACCAGACCTTGCCGTGGAATATGCGCGGCTGGCACGGCGGCTCCGGCACGAAAGGCTCGGTCAACGATACCCACATCGGCTTTGAAATCTGTGAAGACGGGTTGACCGACGCCACCTATTTCAACGCCGTCTACAAGGAAGCTACCGAACTGTGCGCTTACCTCTGCAAGGAGTACAACCTCGACCCGACCGCCGACGGCGTTATCATCGGGCATTTTGAGGGGTACAAGCGCGGCATCGCTTCCAACCACGGCGACCCGAATAATTGGTTTCCAAAACACGGCAAGTCAATGGATACATTTCGCGCCGAGGTCAAGCGGCTGTTGGGCGAAAGCGGGACTACCCCGCCCGTCACGCCGCCGAAGCCGGAAGAACCCGCCACGCCGTCCGTCGTTAAAAAGGGCGACACAGTCAAACTCTCCGACGACGCCACATATTATGACGGGAAAGCAATCCCCGCGTGGGTCAAGGGGCAGGATTGGATTGTTAAATCACTCAAGGGTGACCGCGCCGTCATCGACAAGAACGTGTCCGGTTCAAACTCTATCAACAGTCCCGTCAGCACCAGCTTCCTGACTGTGGTCAGAGTAACCGCGCCCGCTCCTACTCCGCCGGAATTTCAAGCCTATACCGTTAAGGTGACCGCCGACGCGCTCAACATCCGTAAAGGCGCGGGCGCGAATACCGACGTTGTGGGCGTAATCAGGGACAAGGGCGTTTATACCATCGTCGAGGAAGCCGACGGCGCCGGGGCTTCCAAGTGGGGTAAACTCAAAAGCGGCGCGGGCTGGATTAGTCTTGATTATGTTGAGAAGCGGTAAGCAATATATCAAAATCATTAAGTCCCACGATTCGGCTCTCCGCCGTCTTGTGGGACTTTTTCTTTTTCATACGCAAAATCGCTCTCCTCCCGTGGCTTACTGTGAAGGCAGACCTTGCCTTCGGAGGAGGCTGCCAAATGAACGGTACACAAAAACAGCGTATTGAATATATGCGCGGCAGGGGTGAAAGCTACGCCGCCATCGCCATAGCACTCGATATTTCCCAAAACACTATAAAGTCCTATTGCCGACGGAACAACCTCGGCGCAGGGTTTATATCCGAACAGTCGGCCTTGACGCAAGACGCCTGTGAGAACTGCGATAAGCCGCTCGAACACAAGCCGGGGTCAAAACGGAAGCGTTTCTGCTCCGATGGGTGCCGGTTGGCTTGGTGGAACGCCCACCCTGAAAGCATGAACCAAAAGGCGGTATACAGTTTTGTTTGCTCCCATTGCGGAGCGGCGTTCACCGCCTACGGAAATAAATGGCGAAAATACTGCTCCCACACCTGCTACGTCGCGTACCGTTTTGGGAAGAGGGCGGCGTTATGAGCGGGGAGCATTTCGAGCGTGAACGGCTTTATCAGGCGACCGTCGCCATTGCACGAGCAATGCTCCGCCGGGATCTGATAACTGAGGATGAACTCACCATAATTGATACAAAGATGCGCGAAAAATACAGGCCATTTTTGGGTACATTATGCCACGCGAAATCCCCGAATTGACTTGCTATTTCAGGCTTTTAGAGTGATTAATAGTAAGTGGAAAGGAGGGATTTCATGCGAAAAATCACTAAAATTACGCCGTCCGTACCGAGCCTGCCGACAAGGAAACGGGTCGCGGCTTACGCAAGGGTGTCGGAGGAAAAAGGCAGGACGCTCCACTCACTTTCGGCACAGGTCAGTTATTACAGCACACATATCCAAAAACGCCCCGAATGGGAATATGTCGGCGTTTACGCGGACAGCGGCGAGACGGGAACGAGCAGCAACAGGAGCGAATTTCAAAGGCTCATCGCCGACTGCGAATCCGGTAAAATAGACATCGTCCTTACCAAGACCATCAGCCGATTTGCCCGAAACACCGTCGACCTGCTCGAAACGGTACGGCGGCTTCGGGAACTGGGCGTCGAGGTTCGTTTCGAGGAGCAGAACATAAACTCAATGAGCGGCGACGGCGAACTGATGATGACTATCCTCGCTTCTTTCGCACAGGAGGAGAGCCGCTCGCTCTCCGAAAACGTGAAATGGGCGATACGGAAAGGGTTCAAGGAAGGCAAAACCAACTCGTTCAACATTTACGGTTACCGATGGAACGGCGAGAAGTTCATCGTCCATCCAGAGGAAGCCGAGGTCGTGCGGATTATTTTCGCCAATTTCCTGAACGGCATTTCGGCAGAACAAACCGCCAAACAATTAACTGAGATGGGCGTTAAGTCCTACACGGGCATGGAGGAGTTCTCGGCTACGTCGGTCAGGGCAATTCTGCGGAACGACAAATACACGGGAGTCCTTCGACTTCAAAAGACCTACGTCGAGAATCACATCTCGCACCGCTACATGATTAACAAGGGCGAACTGCCCGTGTACTTGGTGGAGGACGCCCACGAAGCCATTATCGACGAAGCCACATTTGACGCCGTTCAAGCGGAACAGGCTCGGCGGCAGGAACTTGGCGTGTTCGCCAACTGGTCGATAACCACGTCGGTTTTGACCAGTAAAATTAAGTGCGGAAAATGTGGCGCCAGTTTCCACCGCAAGGGGCGCAAACGAGCCGACGGCAGTTCGAGTAAATATTGGCGGTGTGGCACGATGGACAAAAAGGGCGGCGACAAGTGCCACATGAAGGACATTCCCGAAGACAAGATTAAGCAAGCCGCCACCGAGATTTTGGGGCTTGACGAATTTGACGAGATTGTTTTCGCCGAAGAAGTTACCCAAATGACCGTGCCGGAGGACTTTGCTCTTGTTTTCCATCTCGCCGACGGTTCGGAAACCGCCATAACTTGGGTAAGCACATCGAAAAAGGACTGCTGGACGCCCGAAGCACGGCAAGCCGCAGCCGAGCGGATGAAGAAGCGAATTTATTCTGAAGCGGAACGCAAACGCAGAAGCGAGTGGATGACCGCTTACTGGGCAAAAAGGCGAAACCAAGAAGGAGGGCGGGAAGAATGAGCCAAAAGAAGGCCATAACCGTAATCCCCGCCACCATCAACCGCTTTACCTCCACGGCGATTAACGATGTCAGGAAACGGCGCACGGCGGGATACGCACGGGTCAGCACAGACCACGAAGAACAGTTGACCTCGTACGAAGCGCAAGTCGATTATTACACAAATTATATCAAGGGGCGCGAGGACTGGGAGTTCATCTCTGTATACACGGACGAGGGCATCTCGGCGACCACCACGGCGAAACGGGATGGTTTCAATCGCATGGTCGCCGACGCTTTAGCGGGCAAGATTGACCTCATCGTCACCAAGTCGGTCAGTCGCTTCGCCAGAAACACGGTGGACAGTCTTTCGACCATCCGCAAGCTGAAAGAACACGGCGTGGAGGTTTATTTCGAGAAAGAAAATATCTGGACGTTTGACGGCAAGGGTGAACTGCTTATAACGATAATGTCTTCACTGGCACAGGAGGAGAGCCGCTCCATTTCGGAAAACTGCACATGGGGTCAGCGGAAACGGTTCTCGGACGGTAAAGTCTGCGTTCCATACAGCCGCTTCCTCGGCTATGACAAAGGTGAAAACGACACGCTCAAGATAAATGAAAACGAAGCCGTGATTGTACGGCTCATTTATAAAATGTTCCTTGAGGGCGGCACTCCGCACCTCATCGCCAAGCACCTGACCGCCGAAGGCATACCCACGCCGGGCGGCAAGGAAGTCTGGAGCCAAACCACGGTTAAAGCTATCCTTACCAACGAAAAATACAAGGGCGACGCTCTTTTACAAAAAAGCTACACCACCGACTACCTCACCAAAAAGAAAAAGGTCAATGAGGGCGAGATTCCGCAGTATTATGTGGAAAACAGCCACCCCGCCATAATCGAGCCGGTCGTGTTCGAGATGGTGGGGCAGGAAATGGCTCGACGCAAGTCGGGTAAAAACCGGCACAGCGGGGTCGGAATGTTCGCAAGCCGTATCAAGTGCGGCGAGTGCGGTTCTTGGTACGGCTCGAAGGTCTGGCATTCCACCAGCAAATACCGCCGAACCATTTATCGATGTAACCACAAGTTCAACGGCGAAGAAAAATGCGGAACGCCACACCTCGACGAGGAAACCATCAAGCAATTTTTCGTTTCAGCGGTTAACAGGCTGCTCACCGACAAGGATGAGATTATCGCCAATTTTGCTTTTATGAGAGACGACCTTTTCGGTACGGCTGACCTTGAAGCGGAGCGGGCAGAGTTACAGGAGGAAACGGCCGTAGTCGCCGAACTGATACAAAAGTGCATCGAGGAAAACGCCCGTACCGCCCTTGACCAGAAGGAATACCAAGAACGCTACGAGGGTCTGGTGGTGCGGTTCGATACTGCCAAGGCTCGATTCGAGGAGGTTTCCAAAATGGTCTCGGATAAAAAAGCCCGTGGAAAACTGGTGCAAGCCTTCATCTCCGAACTCGTCAGGCAGGACGGGCTGATATCCGAATTTGACGAACGGCTCTGGTTCAGCCTTGTGGACTTCGCCACCGTATACGGCGAAAACGACGTGCGGTTTACTTTCAAGGACAGTACGGAGATTACGGCGTGATAAAAAACCCAAAACATGGACATAAAAAATACGGATGCTTCGGTATCCGTATTTTATCGTTATAAAACATAGAGACTGTTACTCGCTTTCATCCTCGCCATCCATGCCTTTCGGTAACACTACTTGCATATTCCAGCTAACGTCGTCGGGGATTGACTCCGCATCAAACTCGACAATGCGAGTAACAACTTTCACCAGCGGCTCGATGATAAGCCCTTCGCCGGTTTCGTCTTCAACAAGTGCGGGATGTTCCTCCACCTCCGCATTCAACCAGTCTGCATCAAATGGGTTCCCGTCGTGAATATCAGGGTCTACCAAAGACTGATAGCCTGTGTTCAATCCAGTCAGAAAAACTTGGTCGAGGAATTTTTCAATCTGTTCATCTGTGAGGTTTTTTATCGCTTCAAAGTTTGTCATCGTTTTCTCCTCCATACCAGTTATGCGGCTTGCATACCCCTCTTTGGAAAATGCACACCCCCTGACGGGTTTTGCATACCCCTTGAAATCCAAAACGAGCAATCGTTATATTGTATCAAACTCGACGTGATTATTTCGTACACCTTGTTCACCTCGGTTTTGCCCACCAAAGTCAAACGGGTGAGCAATTCGCTCACCTCCTGAGGGGTGTAATAC